TTTAGCAGCTTCTGAAAGAGCTTTTCCATAATCACGAAGTCCAGCAGCACTAAGATTTTTCCCGCCTTCTTTCAAGGCCGTCATTGCCGTCTTTAGTTTAGTATCTAAACTATTAGCTAAATCCTCGACTTCTTTCCGGTCTTTTTCCAACCCACTAAGATCTAAAGAACGACGTAAATCTTTTTCTCCAATCTTTTCCCAATCAGCAAGTAGTCTTGCAATAGCTTTATCTAAGTCCTGACTTGCAGAAGTAATACTGTTTAGTTCTTTAACGCTAGCTTTTCCGGTAGCGCCAACATCCAACTTTTCAAAATAATTTGAAAAACTTTTTTCTAGGTTTTTGAAATCCGCTTCTAAATTGCGAGTAAGTCCTTCTCCAAGCTTTAGATTTTTGAACTAATCTCCTAAAACTTTGAAACTCTACTAAGCAGCGCTTACATCAGCTTTTACTCTCGCAATTACTTCAACAACATTTCCGCTAGCCATAATTCACCACCTAATAAAAAATCAGTGTTGACAATAGCCAACACTGATTATAAATCTTCATCTATGTCCTAAGACAAGATAAGCAAACTACTTACTACTTTATGCCCTCTTTTCCCGGTTGGATAGCCTTCTCCATAAAAAGTCCCAACAGCAGGACTTGCAGCCTAACCCAACTACATAGATAAACCAGATTTCAATTTCAGCCTTGGAATTGTCAATATTCCTGTTACTGTTTCACCTGTATTATCATCCTTTAATCTCGTTCTGCCCTCTAAGCGCAAGAACCCATTAGTAAGTGGAGTTCCTATCTTTATTTCATAGGATTTATCCTAATACTTACTGTAGTAGTCTGAAATTACCTCCACATACGGTTCATTTATTGTAATTTCTTTTCCTTCTACCACATAATCTGTAATCTATTCACCCGTCTTCTTATTATAAAGAAAAAGTCCTTTCCTTTCCGGAATAGCTGATAAAGTAAATTTCCCTTCTTCATTACTTTCATCTTCTTCATAATAAGGTACTAACTATTCGCTTGAAGCTTCTTTAGTAGCCATATGAGCATTCAAAAGAATTGAAAGCTATATTTTAGAAAAGACTCCCTAAGTAAAGGTAATCTCTACACTTTCTGTCTCATCCCATACAACTAACTCTCGATTTCCAAAGCCTCCGCGCGCAGCAATATAACTTTTCTCTTCTTTGAGGCGCGCAATCTATATTTTGTCAAAACGACCAATAACTTGACCTTCTTTAACTCTTACTCCATTTATCTCGGTATCAGTGTAAGCTTTCAAAACTACATCATAGAGTTCTTTTACACCTAAAATACTATTATCTTCCATAGATACCTCCTTTATCCTCTTTTTATATGTAGCAACTTCTATATAAGTGCTTTGAAAAATGTAAGCGAAAAGGGATACCTAATTAGGTATCCCTTTATATCTTATATCTTATACTGGATAAGATCCATCATCTTACCGTCTGCATTACGAAGAACAGTAAGGTTCATGTTAAAGGTAGACGGATCGCCTTCAGCTTGCAGAGTAATGGTATTCTCTGCGGAAATCTTTGCCTTATAGATAATGAACTGGAAGAACTCATCTTCACCACTTGCTTCATTACGAGCATAAGTATCACCAACAAACCTATAGGTGCCAGGGAAGTGAGCCGCATCGATCTCGATAGTGCGGCAAGCACTAGGAGCAATAGTGTACTGACCAATAAAACGCTGACCAATCTCAGGCGCGCTATCGCTAGCCAGAACAGAAGCACTACTACTAGCATTCTCAAGGAACCACTTTACAGCAACGCCAGTGGTATCAGTGCCATCACTAGTAACAGCATAGCTACCATCACTTTGCTTATAAACTTTCTAAGACAGAGTATCGGTGCTAGTAGCAAGATAGTTAATAGTTTTAGTAATTCCACCAGTAGGAATGGCAGTATTAACAGAAGAATTTGCTCCACCAAACATCATAGACATAGATTTTGGACTAAACAGAGCGTCTTCAATTGTGACGTTAATATCTTTACCAAAGTCCCAAGAAACGAGCTTAGCATTACCCTTACCACCAGTTGCATCAGCACTAGAAGCAGTTTGCTCAATAGTGCTAACCTTTAGAGTATCAAGGTAAAGAACAGGGTAATCCGGTTCACCCATCTCATCAAGGTGGTATATAGTAACGTCAGCGACTTCTTTTATACCATAGCGGTCTAATATACTCGCCATATAAAAACCTCCAATAATACGTATTATTTAGTTATCTAAATCTTTGACCCAATATGAGCCATCATTATCACTTTGCCCTCCTGCGAGACCAATAGCGATTTTGGTTTCATACATATCTTTTTCGGTATATCGAGCTAAAAGCATCTTAGTTGCCGCAAAAGATATCTTACCTATATTCAATGGGTTTATTCCCATATTCATACAACAAAGAGAAGTCAATAAAGTTGAAAACTCTTTAGTCGTATTTTTATTCTATTTAGCTTTTACCTTATCGCGCTTTCTTTGAAGAGCCTTAAAATGCCTAATACGCGGATTTTCATTTGAGTTAGGAGGTTCTAAAAGCTGTTCCCCAATGGCCGCGCGCACAGCATTCTAAAAATCAAAGAAATTATCTTTTGTTAACAATCTCTATTCTACTATATCTCCAACAGCAATTGACTATATATCATAGAGAATTGTAATCTTTTGATGGATAAAAACTTCAAAAGCTTTTTCAACCATTTCCTTTATTTGAGAAGAGAAAGCGGTTAAAGTAAGCAAAAAAATAAAAGGTGTGGGGACCTCTGCTTCTTTTATTCCTTCAAAATCGTCTTCCAAATCTTCTTGGGTTTTTGTAAGCAAACTTGCATATACTGAAAAAGTGTCAAACCCAATTTTTACAATATCTTCATTTAGAGGAGGATATACTAAACATATATCCTAAAACTCGATAGGATATGCAAGGAAAGCATCTTCAGTATACATTAGTTAAAATTAGTAATTGAAAAGTCAATATAATAACAAGTCATCTATTCAGTTACCATTTTTAAGGCAAAATCACCTGTCTATATTGTTCCCAGCCCATTTATCTTCTTATTTGAAAGAGCCTCTTGAAGTTCGCCTAAAATAAGAAAAGGACGTAAATTATCACTCTTTATTATCCAATTAGAAATAGGCACAAAAACATAACAACGAATTGCAATCTCACGAAATTCTTCGTTCTACTTGTCTCGCGCGCCACTCTATACGACTAAATTTACTACACTATAATCTAATTCAGAAGGATTATATTTCGGTATCATTCGTATCTATTTTTCTAAAAGAATAGTAGTATCTTCTATATCAGGCTGCCCAAGAGGGTCTTTTCCTGCATAATAAAGTAGCTTACAAAGAGTCTAGTCCGCTAATAAGCGCTTTATTATTTTTTGTAGATTACGTCCTAAATCTGCACAATTTCTTACACCCATAATTAGTCCCCCTAAAGCCAAAACAATTCATCATCATCTCTATTACCAGGTATCTTATCTGTAGGTTCAGCGTCTGTGCGCAACTGGGTTTCTTTTAGACTAAAATATTCAACCCCAGGCGTCGAACTCAAATCATATCCAGTAACATAATAACCTTCTCCGTCAATCACTAAGTAATCTTGACGTTTTAGATGTTCTGTTTTAGGCATAATTATATGGGTTTTTTTATTTGGATCTTGGTAATTAGACATTTTAGCGGTAGAGCGAACAACATCATAGATAATCCTATCCATCTTTCCGAAAAAATATCCCCAAGATTCTTGCAAATTCCCATCTCTGTCATACCAGCTAATAAGATGGGTCATTCGAAGCATTAAATATTTATTATAGCCTTTGGAACGAGTTTCTCTCTCATACCAGACCATCCAATAAGAATCTTCACAATTTTCTTTTGGAATATTGAAAATTGTACCATTCTCATATTTTTTATCTAAATCAACTAAAAGCCACTAAGTAGCCTCAGTTTCATCCTATTTATTTGGCTCAAGCGTCCCGACAACAATGCCGTAATCATCCTCAAATTCAACTCTATAAGTTGAACGATTCTTATAGCGTTCAAAATCGGCCGCGCGCCTACCTTGCACCCTTTCAGCAAAATTATCGCCATAGCGATTCAACCGCAAATTATATACATCACTAAAGTAATCCATTACTTTACCTTAGATAATAAATTCATACATTCAAAAATCTTAGAGCGAAAATATTCATATCGGACAAATCTTAACTAATTCATATTATGAGATAACTCGTAATAGTTGATAGTTTTGTGCTTGTCATCAAACCCATCAAGTTCAATTAGTAAAGAATCCAAAAACTTTTCCCACTCACCCTTTTTTTCATACTCACATAGTAGTCCATAAAGTTTATTTTTGAATGAATTTATATAAGCATCCCAAACTTCCTTCTCGTACATATTAGCCACCTGCCAAATTGCGATAAGGAAAAGGCTTACCATTTATTGAACGATAATATTTCGACTCCGTCTTTTCTACAGAGGCTCTTTCTGCTGAAAGGTGTTTTGTAAGTTTATCAATTAAATTAGCCTATGAAAAATCAGCTTCTGCATAAAGAGGCCGTAAATGGTCAACACTATCGACACATCTATTCAACCATTCAATTTTCATATAAGAAGCTAATATCTAAATCTCTTCATTTTGAAGTTCATTCAGGAAACCGTCATCATCTCTTTCTAACGAGATACGAGGAAACTTGAACTGAGGTATCGCGCCCTCTAGTATTTCTCTCATATCTTTTGCTACAGACAGTTCATCCCACAAACTCCATTCATCTTCCAGAATTTTACTGGTAAAAGCATCATAGATTTTTTGGTAGGAAGTGCTCATAACATCACTCCTGACTTGCTTTATCTCTATAAATACCCTTATCTATATTTACATGAAAACGGTTTTCAAGAGCTTCAATCTTCTTGTCATCACGAAGGCGAAGAGTAATAGCCCAATCGCAAAGCTCTCTACCCTACTCTTCAGGAAGCACTTTCAAAGTTTCAAGGAATTCCTCAATAGGCGCGGAGACAATAAGTCTCTTCAATTCGACTTCCGTATAACGCTTATAACGAGTAGGTATTTTTGCATCTTCATCTTCAAGCCCTAAATCTTTAGCGGTCTGAAGGTCTTGAATATAAAGGACACCGCTCTCAACCATATTCTTAAAACCGGGATCATACATAGCTTCTTCCATTATCTCAGCAGGAAAAGTAACGACTTGTCCTTTAACTGTCCATTCACGAGAAAAGCCCAAATTTTGAAGAAAAACTCCAACAGTGCCATCAACTTGGCTAATAACTTTTATTTTCTTTCCATCCATAATAGAATCTCCTTTTACTCTTAGGGGAGTATTTCTACTCCCCTTATTATATTATCTTTACTTCTTAGAAGCCATAGGGATGACCAGCGGTATTAGTAATGCCCTGGTTCTGGTAAATACCCCAGTTATTATAGGTGATAATAGCCGCACCCATTTTCTTATAGAAGTTGATTTCCATAGACTGGTCACGGTTAGTAGTAGTCCACATCTGGGTAGCACCCTCAAAAACAAACTTTACAACCTTCTCACGACCAGTAGGAAGGACATAAGCAAATTGAGGATTCAACCAAGTCTTATCATTATTTTCGTCAATGTAACCCTGCGGAAGTTCAACAACAGGAGTACCACGGAAAATCTTAATACGGCCATTCTTATGAATAGCTTCAATATCATCAGGGCTATAAATACCCTGTGCTGCCCCAGCCATAGCAGGAACGATAGCATCAGGACCCATAGCATCAATAAAGTCATCGCAAGCAAGAATAACAGCGCTTTCGTCATAACGTTTCACTGTATTAACAAGCTTCTGCATATGAGCAGCGCTAAAAGCACTATCAATATACTTATTTGCGCCAGGACGTTTGGTGTTATTGATACTCTCCATCAGGCAGTTGCAAATCTCAAGATAAGCAGCATCCTCAAGACCTTCAAGGATGATATCCATGATATCACTCATGGACTCCGCGCCATCAAGGAAGCGCTCAAAGTCAATAGTACCAGCAGAACCAACAGCCTTAACAGGGACTTCAAATTCAGTGCTATCAAGACGGAAAGTTTCATACACACCGCTCAGGCCAACACGAGTAATGAAAGCTTTTGCGCGATTCTTACCTGCTTTCTTGTGGAAGAGAGTCTTCTGTCCTTGAGGAACAACACGCATCTCAGCAAATATAGACATACGGTCAAGAGCTTTCTTAGGCACGACCTCATCAGCAGCAGCAATGATGATCTCAAAAATATCATACTGATTACGCATGAATTCATTGATAGAACCGCACATTGCATTTATTTCATCATGCAGAGCCTCATTGACATTCTCATTAGAAAAATTAGCGGGAGCAGTACCTCTGGCTGCGTGAAGAGCTAATTCCTTTATTTCTTGTAAAGTAGCCATATTCTTACCTCCCTTCAATTAACCAATGACCTGAAGCTTAACAGCTTTCTGGCCATCAGGCATAGTGTAATACTTTACGACCTTCATCTTCGGACCAACAGTAGGAGCCGTAGAATTCAGACAAATACGACCAGAAGCATCCTGACCACCATAAACAGCAGTAGTACCACAAGCAGCAAGAGCACTGTCAAGCGCGGAGGCATCGGTGTAAGCAGAACTATTATAGCATAAGCAGTTAGTAGTGAATAAATCACCAACAGACAGATAGCCCATACGAGGATAGAAACCATCGCTAGGAGCAAGCTTGAAATTCTTCAAACCAGGATGTCTTTCATCATACATATGCTCAGTAGTATAATTGAGAGCCACAGGCAGAGTGCCATCAACGGGCTTCTTAATAACATTATTAGCCTTATCAACTGCAAGCAGCATACCATTCTCGGCAGGTGCTTTATCAGTGAAATCAGCGGTGCTCAGCGCGCACTGAGCTTCAATACGGCCATCTCTGCGGAAAGCAACATTGTTTAGCTCTAACTGGCCATATCCTTCATAAGCAAACTTTTCGCTCATTTAGTTATTCCCCCTAAATTACTTATATTTCTCAAGAATTGCTTCGATACCCGTAGGAGGGTTATCCTTTGGTAAGATTTGTCCTTGACCCTCTAAAGAGAATATAGAAGGTGTGGCCTTTACCAACTCATAAGAGAGTTCTTTCTCAAGGCTCTCTTTAGTATAATTATCAATATTGGCAGAATAAGTTGAAACGATTTCATCATCCAGCTTAGCAGCAAATCTATCTATAACTTCCTGCTTTTCTGCTTTTTCAATATTGTGTTTATATTCATCCAGCGCGGACACCTATGCTTTCGCGCCTTCTAGTTCCTCTTGCAGAGCCGTATAATTAGTTTCCATTTCGGAATATTTATTCTCTGCGGCAGAAACCTTAGCTTCTAATTCACTAATAGAATTAGTATATTCAGTAGCTTGCTCGGTCATTTCCTGAACTTTAGTATTATATTCACCAATTTCAGTTTCTTTCTCACTAAGAGTTGTGGTCATTTCATCACAACTAGTCTTCAGATTACTATAACTCTCAGCCATCTTAGTATAGCTACCTTCATTTGCATCAACCATTCCTTTCAAAGCATTATACTCTTCTTCAGAAAGGTCAACGATATAGCATTTCACCTTTTCACCAAGTTCAATATCTTCCTCGCCCTTGGTGTAGTATTGTCTGAAATGCTCGCTAGACTCATAATCAACACAAAGTGCATAGTCATCAAAAACATCACAAATTCCAGTAGTGACTGTCCAATTATGCTCTTCATTATACTCAAGATTTAGAGCCTACCAAAGCAACTCAAACTTCTTTCCATCGGAAAGTTTGAAATTGAGTTCTGGCATTTCAACGTTTCCTCCTGTTTCTAAACTAAACTATTTGATTTTTGCGTATAATTCCTACATCTAAGTAAATAAAGAGAAGAACTGCGCGCCTTCAAAACAGGGTTCAACATCATCGCCTAAAACCTGAAGGCCGGCAAAAGAAGCATCTTCAAAAGCAAAAAACTTCTTCCCGTCAATCATTGTCCAGTTTCCCTTTATTGATTTTGGAAGTAATTCCATTGATAGAGCTTTGCCAATTATCTACGAAGCTTCTGGGTAAATTGCCGTATATACAATTACGTCAACACAAGCATAGGTGCGAGTAACTCCATCTTCATCTACAAAGTCCTACCAACTAAAATTTGGTTCAGCAAGCACAACTCCATAAATTTTTCCCTATACTCGGCTTCTACCATGATCTTCAAAGTCGCCTATCTCTTCATTCCAAATTCCTTTAACAGGAGTATACGGAACAGTACCGATAAGTTTTTCAGCAAACTCCTCTGTTATATATGTACCATTTCTATTCTATCCCCTATAGAAAATGCGTGCGCGACCTTTAGTAGAAATTTCATTAAATTTTTGTCCTAGTTCAAAAATTTCAATCCTAAGAACATTATCTATCTTTTCCATTTATTCACTCTCCTTTTTCTTCAGTAGAAGAGGATGAGCCATTAGACTCAATATTTTTGATAGTCTTATCAGATTTCTCATTATCCGGCAAGGCCGGGCGCCCAGCACCATTATTACTTTCAGTGTAGGAAGTTTTTAGAGGAACAAGTAAATCTTGAAGTTTTAATACATCATTTTCAAGATTCTTTATTCCTATAATATCTCTCTAATTTATTCCCATCGCAATTGCAGGAAGTAAAAAACTATAACCAGAAGTCGCACCTTTATAAGCGTTATCTAAGAACTCTTTTTCGTTATAATAACTAATTGGTAACATAGTATATTTGAAATTTACTTGTCCATTACTAAATAGTCGATTTATAATATTTGAATAAAAACGCCCAAATTTTTGTGCCATTGCCATTACAAAAGCAAGGTCATTCTAAATCGAAGAGGTTAGAGCCATATTACCTGTTGCAGCAAAGAGCTAGGCGCTAACGCCTGCACTTCTATACACTGTCTAGGCGATTTTTTCTAGATTATTCTTACTAATACTTTCATTTGTTGTGCTGGAACCTTCTAAAGTCACATCACCATAAGTAGTCAAAACACTAACATCTTCATTCTTTTTCATCATTTGAACAGAGCCACGATGCATTTCTTCAGCTTCTACTGGTTCAAAAAGTAATGTACCATCTGCCAAATGAGGGATTTTTTGAATAAGAATTTTCTTTATCTCATTAGCATCTTTCTTCTTTTCCATTGCCTAATAATCACGATAATTGATTATTTCTGGAATGGTTGAAAGAAAGGCGGGACGTCCATCAAACATTGGGAAGCAAATACCAATTTCGCTCGGCACTAAATAGTATTGAGGCCCTTTACCTTTACGAAAACGATTATAGGCTACCCCTATTTCTTTTGGATAAACCGCTAAGGCGCGGTTTCGTATTTCCCCTTCTGTGAGAGTATCAAAATAACGAAGGTCAAATTCTATTATATCATTATTATGGATATCTTTATAACGAGTATAACAAAATCGAGAAGGTAAGTCTAAAATTACAAAATTATCCTTATCTAGAGTCTAAATAATTCCATAATAACAACCATTTATAAGTGCTTTTGTCATAAAATCAATACTCAAAGTAGGAATATTCATTTTATCGGCAAAATCCATTGCTTTATAATAGCGTTTTTGAATTGCCTTGTTCTTTAGTTTGTCTCCATAGGAGACATTTGGGACTAATACTCCTGCGTATTTGAGAAAAGTGGCATAATAGATAATAATACGGCGATAAAATCCATCAATTGCAAAGTAATTATAAGATAATTCTTGCTAGGCTTGAAGTGTTCCCGTCTCAATTATCTACTTCACTGTTTCCTCTTTATAATCACGAACCCGTCTGACTCTGTTTATATCATAGGAACTTCTATAAGAAGTATCTGATGTTGCAATCATCTAGTCTACGGATTTTCGGAAGTCGGCCAGACTAAAATTATGTAGTCTGGCCGGTTCTTCCATTTTCTCAGGAGTTTTATTCATTTGTTCATCCATATTAGCCTCCTGGAGTATAGAATGTCAATTTACGCGGACCTTTCTTGCGCGCCTTCGATTTCAAATATTCTTCTTCTAACTCTTTGATACGCCAAAGTCCATACTCGAACGATGAAAATTTATCTTTTCCAAAGCGCGTGTTGATTTGTTCTAGAATAACATCAAGGTTATTACCCGTATCTTTCAAACGAAGATTCGCGCATTCATCTAAAAGACGAGTTGTAAGCTCATGTGGTAAAAGCCTGCGCGCCCTATCTTCAACTTTCATTTTTTGGCCTACTTTAGTAGCCATCAATTTATTTTTAGCTTCTTGCTCTTTTATCAAGAAGGTAACTCTTCCTGCATAGATTTGTGAATAGCAATTACTATGAATTTCGCTATTCAATTTGCCACTTGCTTTTATTACATAGATAAGAGGTATCGCATTTTTAGGTTGAGTTTTCAACATATCTTTGTCATTGAAACTACCATATGCAGGATAGGTTTCTCCTGTTTTAGGATCGAATTGAGTACGAGTCATAAAGTCAAGCAAGCCAACTCCTAGTCCATTTCCATCTATTACGACTTCTTTTGGCATGAAGTCTTTGATAATTCGCTTGAGGTCTCGCGCCTAGAATTCAAAATGACGCTCATTATCATTTTTGCCTAAAACATAAAGATTTACCAAATTACTACGAAACCCACTTGGCATTTTATATACTTTGAAGACAGAAACAACTGTCTAACAACTTACTCTGCCAACATCCACTGATAATATGTAGAAAAAATCACCATCGCCTTTGAGTTTTGCGTGAGTTTCTGGATTTACAAGTTTTCTATGACTTGACATTTTATCATAGTTGAACCAACTTTCATTGGAACCGCCCGTAAAAATTGAACAATATTCACGTGCCCATGAATCTGCTTTGAATGTTGGAGACATACGAACTTCATTCAAGAACTACTTACTTATTAGTCCATGTATCATAGGAACCTAATAGCTTGTCCCCCATACAAAAGCATCTTTTGGATTTATTATTTCTTGCTCGAATAACTCTATAAGTTTTCCATAGCAATAAGTTGACTTTTGAGAAGCAGATGTCATGTACAGTTGAGCTTGGTGAGGTTCATACGGATTGACGTCTCCATTTGGCATACGCCGATTTACATTCATCAATGGAATTATAACATCATTAAGTGCATCTGCGTCATGGTCACGCACCTCATCAATCAAGCCACAGTGTCGTCTGCCTCCACGTGTTGAGTCTAAGGCTCCAACTACATCCAATACGCTTTCATTTCTAAAGTTCAAAGTAATATAGTCTTTACCATATAGACCAGGCAAGTCAGAAATATCTCCTCCAACAATTTCTCTCTTCAATAAAGGCCAATGTTGAAAAATTTCAATAATTTTATCTTTTGAGTTTTTTGCCGCCTGAGATTTTGCAGGTGCTACTATAAATGCATGTGTACGAGGTAAAAATATGCACTTCAATATTAGTGCAAGAATAGAAACAAAGGTTTTACTAAATGCACGTGTAGCAACACAATAATGGTATCTATATCTCATAGAAGCTCTAATGAATATCCGCTAATAGAAGAATAAAGTAAATTTATCACCCATTAGACTAATTGTATCTAAAAATAAATCTGGATAAACAGAATAGATATTCATTATCTTTTCTATATGTTTTCGATTTTTTTCTATATACTCTTGAGTCAAAATGAATCCTTTTTCCATTTCGATTCCATTTCTATATACTCTGTCTGTTGCTGTTATAACCGCAGCCTACACTAGCGCGCCTGGAGTTATACCTATATCTGTCATATATCTACCTCTGGGCTAAACTCGGTCTAATCTGCCAAAATAGCATTTACTTCTTCGCTTATTTCTTCCTCACTATAAGTAGTATAATCATCAATAAGTCCCATGTTATCTTCAATTGCTTGCGCGCTCTTTAGGCTTTCTATTCTCTTATCTATATCTTCTCCAATGCCTGGTTCCTAAGTGTATAGTCTCTAGCAGAAATTCTATACGTTCTACATTGTAACATCCACAATATCACGTGGCACATTATCATAGAATTTGTTCACCCATCCTGTCTTTTCAAGGTAGGCTACTAATTCTCCTACACTATCAAAGTCCTAAGCATTCTTTATATTTTTAGGAGTAAATTCACCAACTTTTATAATCTTCTCATAAGACCCAAGCAATTTATCAATATTTTCACCGCTTCTAATCGCACTGTCAATTGATAAACTTAGCTTACAAAGTTTCAAGGCTTGGTCTGTCTAAAGCACGCCATTTATAGACTAAGTAGATAAGATTCCTTTATATAGGTTTTCTAGATAACCAAGGTCTTCTTCGCTATAATTTGCGCCCCATTTTACTTTTAGTTCCTAAAGCTAAGTTTCTGAATAGCCGGGAACAGTGGCGGCAGTCAAAACATCATTTTCTTGCAGCTTTTTATAAATTTCTTGCTAAGCTGTCCAGTCAATTCCCTCATACTCATTAGCTGAAAAAATGCGTATATAAGGAATAATTGCCTTCGCGCCCTACTTTTCATACAGCTCAAGCCATCGTGTAGGGACAAAAGGCACATCTAACCACTAGCAAACCTTATCTACATTTTTCCAATCCTTCAAATCTCCTTTCATCATTACTACTTCAACCAAACAATCATTACAGATTGGGAGCAGCCCTTCAGGATAGAAAGGAGATTTAGTAGGTGAGAAATTGGCAGGGCCGAAGGTCTACCCACATCTACTACAAGTTTTGAAAGTAGGCTTCTTACCGTTAGAAACCATTTACATCACCTCTTAGGTTTAGGTCTAGATTTAGATTTATTCTCTTTTTCTAACTCATCTAAAAGTCCAAGAATTTCAGCTCTCTAGGTTTTTTTCAACTATATATATTTATCTATAAGTTCAGAAAGAAGCTCATCATAGGGACGAACTTTAGGTTTAGGCTTAGAAGACGTGGGTTCGCTAGGCGCGCATCCATCATTTTTAGGAACCTATCCTACCATCCTATCCGCACATGCTAGCGCGCCTGGCTAGCTATCCTACTCCTACTCCTAAGTTTCTTCCGTTTCTATATTGGGATTTGTTTTTTCCCTAATTGTAGCCTCCACACAGAATAGTTTGAGTAATCCCTAAAACTATATGGGGGGTAGGTTTACGGACGTAATTTTTTGTATGAACCAGATAAGTTCTTCTGGTTGGACTTCTTCTTGAAGTTCCTTCTTCCACTTTTTACTATTCATTTACTATCCATCCTATATTTTTTTCTTTTTTTTCTTTCGCACCACTTACATCTACATTGGAAGCCATCGCGGGCGCGAGAGGACTTTGTAAAGTTTCTTTCGTCTTTTAGTAGAATCGCCCCACAATCCTTACATTCCTTCCAATAACGGGGCTGCCCTCTCTTCTCAAAAGAATCTCTATGGAGTTGAGCTGCCCAGGCAATCTTCTCACAAATTTGTTGGGTGAAAATGGTGGAAATGTAGGAGTCTGTGTGAGAAGTCCCAAATTCCTCATTTATCTCCTACGCAATTTGGGAAGAAGATTTTCTCTCTATCTTTAGTTGAAGAATACGGGATTGTTCGGGAGAGAGATGGGCATGGGATGCGTAGTAGGTGAGGGTCTGAACTAATTGAGGTATTGCGCTCTCACAGTTCGGCATGGCTTCTTCTTTTAGATCTTCTAAAAACTTTATGATAATGCTAATTTGGGCTGGGTTTGTGAAGTCTAGAGAGAATTTAGATTGGGGTTGGGTGTAGGGCGCGCCTGCCATCCAAGGACGTTCAAACCTATCTATTTTTTGATAGAGTCCAAGAGGCAACACATTTATATAGGTGTCGAAGGTGAGTCCGTTTTCTGTTTCACCCCCTCGATAGGTGCTTTGAAGGAGTTCTTTTCTCTAGAGTTGGGGATTGTAGAAATCGTCCAACGTATACTAAGTTTTTCTCAAATCTAAGAGAAGCTTTTTAGCTAGATATAGATGATAGGAGTCTAACGCCTGGGCGCGACCCTATAGGTCTTTGAAATTAATTCCTAGGTCTTCTGCTCCCAGTTTTCCTTCTCTCACCCCTATAAGTTTTTCCAATTCATCTATCTACGCCCAAAGTTCTTCAAAATTCTTTCCCTAGTCCCTACTCCTAATTCTTTCTCTTGAGAAGTTTGGCTTAGGTATTTTGTAATGGATGTCTTGGCGCGCGAAGGAAGTTCCTTCGTTGAAGGTTGGAGTTTCAAGTAGGGCATCAAGACTTTCTTCTTTAGGTGTAGGTTTGCGTTTGTTTTCTAGGTAGGTTTCTTTTTTTTGGACGGAGGATTTAGGCTTAGGGTTTTGGGACTCCTCTGCCCCAATCCCACAGCATAGGTAATCGACAAAAAGGTCGTAATCGTTCTAGGTTAGGTTTTGGGCTAGGTTTGGGTTTTGGTCAAGAAGGCGCGAAAGGAATTCCGTACGAGATTCGGCGCTAGCTAGGCTAAAGTCCAAACTGTAGGATTTGCTAGTAGGCCGACGCTTAGGTTTATTGTAATTTTCTTGCATAGGATTTATAAGTGTTCTCCTTATAAGTATGAATTGAGGGCCGGCCTATGAGGCCCCCTCACATCTATAATTATACCATAAGGGGTAGGGAAAGTCAAATTTCGAGGAGCGGATTTTCCTGACTAAAGCGAAAGTTTAGTTTCGTAGGGAGTTTTCTCTAACTAAAATGAAAATTTTGGTTTCGTGAAGCGAATTTTCCAGGCCCAGGGCGTTTTTGTGCAGTATGCACAGAAAATCCCGTAAACTACCCCGCCCCTTTGTGCATAGTGCCCAATCCGATACACCCGCCCCTCTCCACACTCGATAGCATTATAAAGATATAAACCTATCAAGTAAAGCCTAACGTGTTATTTTTTGTCTAATCTTCTGGCGCGGTGCAAGCCGTCAAAACGTCCGTCAATATGCACAGTTTAGACACGTGTTTTTTGTGCAATTTTTTTGAAAAAAATCCTTGCTTTTTTTTAGACGTTGCTGTATACTCATAATTGCCGAAGGGCGAAAGTCCCCGGCGGCCGGGTCTGCTCCGGTGTGTTCCTTGTCAACTGGATATTGAGTATAGTGGAGATAACGTCCATTGCTTTGCCATGCGGCAACATAAACACGCACCAAGGGAGGAGTGCGCGCTGTTAGCGAAACGCAAGCGCAAGGCACGTTGAATTGAAAACGCTATAAAGCTACGATTATAGGATAAACAAAACATTACACTATGTAAAGGAGATAATACAATGGGTAGAATTACAAAGTCTGAGGCAAAAGCAATACGTCAGGAAAAAATCAATACTTTTGCGTCAAGAAATGCTTTTCAAGCTCCGCGCAAGGGTATTGACAACGGCGCGGCGGGGCGCGTGTTTGAATTGATGAACGCGCGCGACGGCTCGACGAAGTGCGGCGTATCTAAGGGAAAACAGGCTGACAACTACGTGTCAATCATTCAGCCGGACGGCAGTAAAAAGCGCTACGAATTGGAGAGCAAAACGAACGGCGGGCGCGTCGATGAAGTCATAGAAAAGCTTGATAATGGGCGTGACTTTTTCGTTGCCTATAGCCTGTCAATATGCAATAAGAACACCTGTAATAAAGTGCGCGAGACAGCCGCTATTATTTGCCCCGCGAGCGAGTTTATAACAGCGCTCGAAGAGTGCGGCGCGCTCAAGGCAGTAAACGGCAAGGACGGCACGCCTAACGGCATTGCAATTCAGGTTAGTAAAAAGAGCTGGTTTGAATGGGTTGACAGTTATCCGGTCAAATGGGATAAAGACTTTGACTATAGTTGGTTTGACTTTGTGGACGCCTAACGGCGTCCACAAGCTACAATTACAAAAAGGGAGAACATATCATGTTTATTGAAGAGCTGAAAAAAGAATACAAGCGGCTGGTGGCAATAGAAATGTCTATGCTCAAACGCCGCATAGCACTGGAGAACGCATGGAGCGATTTTAGTGCAAAGCTGGAAAAAGCCGAGGGAGACAGCGCCGTATCCGACGAAGAAATGGCAAAGCTGTATGACAAGAATGATAAATTCAGTCGCGTATATGATATCGCGCGCGACAGAGAATATGATATTGGGCTGTTGCTCAATTCTATGGCAGAAGTTATTGACCGCTACAATTGGGGGAAAAAGATATGAAATTTATCGGTAAATATGCAGAATGGTGTGAAATAATGGACGCGCTCGATAGTATCGGGCGCGACCAACCTGAAATTAGAGCTACGCTCGAAAAAGCCGCAAAAGCTATCGAAGAAGAACTGAAAATTTTACATGAGGAGGGACTAAAATGTATCAGCTAATAATTTGTATAGTCCTGCTAATAATTTGCGCGGCGGCGCTCGGTGGAATCCTGCACTATTATGCCCATAAATGGGATAAATACATGAGATAAAGGGCGCTGAAAGCGCCCTATTTTTTTAGGAGGAAATATAATGCTAAAAGGTTATAAAGTCTCAAAACACCTAATACAGGATAGAACAGAACGTGTTGAAAAAATCGGCAAATACGTTGGTTTCGGCACGGAACTTTTTTCCGTCCGTGATAACAGGGAAAATTGTGAATTTGTTGTTACCACAACAGGCGTATTACTTGTATGCCGTGGCAATTTTATTATTACGATGATTTGTCCCGACTTTCAAAGAATGGCAAGTGTCCATAAAATGGCGGGGCGCGAGATGACAAGCGGAATGATTGAGCAGGTAAAAAAGAACGAAAAAAAAGCAAAACGTTTAGGATTTTAGAATAGGATAGACAAAAGTCTATCCTATTATTTTTCGCGCGAGTTAGAGACGTCTAACTTGAGTTAGACACGCCTAACCCGAAATTTTTTTAGACTAACGTAGTCTAAATCATCGGGCGCGCAACCCTTGACAGGACGGACTTTTTGTGGTAAAATTGGTGTAAAGTAAAAAAAAGGGGATTTACCTAATGACTGTTATCAATTATTCTGACCTTTGCGCCTATGTCGCGCGCCGTGCCGCCGATGTTGCCCAATTTGCCGCTGATATTCTGGGGAGCTGGGGCATACCGGCTGATGCTGCGACCGCTGAGGATATCGCGCAAGCTCGTGTGGAAGCTACGGATATTGTAGTCGAGGACTACTGCCGGGACTTCGACTTGGTCGACGATGACCCATGGAAGCTCAGCCCGTCTATATGCGCTGGGCAGCCCAAAGAAGCTCCTTGCTGGAAGATGCGCGGCTATAACTAAGCCGCGCTTTTCCAAAAATTTAGACTAATGTAGTCTAAAACCAAATCGAACACACACTTGACATTCCTAAAATTCTTTGATATAATATCTATAGTAAAAGAAAGGGGTACACACAATGTGCTATTGGGTAAATACAGAAACCGGAGAACTTCTCTCATACGATGGGGCTTGCGCACAGTTTGCAGAAGATTATGATGGTGATGACGATACCAACGTCATAAATTTTCTTGATGTATTCGCGCCTACCAATATCGAAATCGTTCCGTAAATCACGGAACGTAATTTAGACTAATATAGTCTAAGTTAGTGGGAGAAAATGGTTGACATATTTTGGTTGATGTGGTATACTCTAACTACAGTAAAGAAAGGGGCAATCCAGAAATGACTAATAGAACCTACTACGTAGAAGATGCAATGAGCGATGCTTTTGTCGCCGCGATGGAAAGACTGGAAGAAGCAATACCTTGCTTCTTGGAGCTGGTAGACATAGATACAGTGTATATTGAGTGCCGGCTGGAAGATGTCAAGACGGTGGAGCGTTATCTTACTCCTTACGTGTGAAGAATCGGCGCGGCTGAGTCCGCGCCCAGCAATTTAGACTATAATAGTCTAAGTTTACTTCTAAAATCTCTTGACAATCTCCATACATTGGTGTATAATAAGTCCATAAAGTAAAGGGAGGAACACCAAATGATAAATATACGCACAATTCGCAAGCTTACCGAGAATGACGGACTGACTTTGAAGAACGGCAAGCCTATACAGTATAAGACCGGCTGGCAGGTCGCAACCGAAGGCGTCGAGTGCAAGACCGCGGAAGAAGCTATAAAGGCTGTCCGCGCCTACGCTGGGAATTGCGGTGTATGGCTGGCTAAGGGAATTTTTTACGTAGACAAGAGCCATCGAGTAGATACCAAAAAGAAAGCTCTGGAAATTGGAAAAAATCATTCCCAAATTTCTGTTTTCGGCTGGGCAAGAAAAAATTTGGCCTATTGCTAAAGGCGCGAAAATCCCGCGCCTTTTTCCTAAAATTTAGACTACAATAGTCTAAGTCCGTCCGAAAAATCAATTGACAAATCCGGAAATGTGCGATATAATGTAATCACAGTAAAGGAAATGAGGTTTTGAATGATGATTGGTTTCTTCTATTGTCCAAGTGAAGATTGCACTTGCCCCTATTATAGCCATAAGACTGGCGAGTGTAAGTTGGGGAAGAACGCGCTGCACGAGTGCGATGACGCATATGCACTTGTGGGAGCTGACTATGAAGAGGAGCTGGAAGAAGAAGAAATTTTTGCTTGCTATGACCCTGACTAAGGGTTTGGCTTATATATAATTTGCTATTTTTCTTTTACCTTTCTTTACTTTGCCCGCGCGTTTTCATGGGGCGCGCGGGCGCCTTTCTTAGGGGTATTTAGACTAATGTAGTCTAAGAGTAGGGTTGACAATTTTTTAGATTTATGGTATACTCTATGTAAAGTAAAGAAAAGGAAGTGCCCGAAATGACAATGGAAGAACTTGGAAATAAATTGGTAGAATGGACTGACCAGTATGGTTGGGGTAAAGAGAGTCTAAATAACTTTGCTAATATAAACGCTACCAGCTATGAGGAATATAATGCAATATGGGAGCTGTTGCAGGATATGACGGTTGGAGACTAAAGGGCGCGCAGCCCTTTAGGTTTTAGACTATAGTAGTCTAAAAGAAGGATTGACAAGATAGGTAGATAATGATATAATTCAAGTAAAGTAAAAGAAAGGAATAATAACTAATGCTTTATTTTGTATATCATCACGCGACTGATTATTTTTACGATAATGGTATTATAATTGGTGCGTCAACTAATAAAAAAGAGTGCGAACGCATAGCCAGAGAAAACGAACAACTCGCGCGGGCTATGGGATTCAAAAACGGTATGTATAAAGTTGTTCCCTATGAACCGACAGACAATTTTACTTATCTTTAAAAACACTAACCAGACACCACAAGGTGTCTTTGGTTTAGACTACAATAGTCTAAGTTTCAGCGAAGTAAACGATCGTTTACCGCGAAATAGTCTAAAATCCAACTTGACATTTTTTCTTATCTGGTGTATAATCTAACCATAGTAAAGAGAGGAGAAAACCTAAAATGAAATCTATTATACTGGATATGGACGGCACGTTTGTATCACTTTACGATGTGCCCGATTGGTTGCCGAAACTCCGCGCGCATGACCCCTCCCCTTATGTGGAAGCTGCGCCGCTCGTGTCTATGAATGTGCTGGCGCGCCATCTAAACCGGCTCTCTGCTAAAGGCTACAAGCTGGGCATTGTAAGTTGGGGAAGTAAGTCAACAGGTAATCCAGAAGCTGACGCAAATTATTTAGGAGCTACGCGGCAAGCCAAACAGAAATGGGTAGCGCGACACCTGAAAAGCGTCCATTTTGACAGCATTGAGGTTGTGCCGTATGGGACACCGAAATCAACCGTTTGTCCGTTCTATGGAGAAGATGCGATTTTGTTTGATGATGATGAACGCAATCGCGCCGAATGGGGAGAAATGGCGTTTAGCGAAAAAGAACTTTTCGAGGTATTGAGGATGCTTTGAGCGTCCTCTTTTATTTTAGACTATAATAGTCTAAAGGTATGGTTGACATTTTTTTGAGTTTATGATATACTCTAACTACAGTAAAGGAGGAATTGAAAAATGTATGTACAAGATTTACGCAATTCAAAGACAGAATTTTCTTTTGATTCTTTTGAAAAAGGAGCTTTACTTATTAGAAAGTCTGACCCTAATGAATTTTTTATGAAAATAGACGAAACTGATGAGGGCAACGCCGTTTATGTTGACAATGGAGAGGTTTTTAGAGTACAATCACAAGAACCTTGCTCTCCCGTAAAATACACATTCACCATTGAAAGTTGAGCAGGTTTCCTGCTCTCTTTTTAGAATTATTTAGACTAATGTAGTCTAACTGGGCAGTTGACTTTTAGGCGCGATGTGATATAATGTGTATAGTAAATGGAAGGGGAATTTGAAATGACGATTTCTAAGTACAATAAAATGAAGATAACTTTTAATGATGATGAACAGAAAACTTTAGACAAAATTATTGATTTACTCGGTAATATGTGGGATGCTGCACCCGAAGATACAGACCTTGAAACAGAAGTCTATACTGCATATACAACTTTGACCGAACTTCGCATAAAGGCAGTACCAGATAGCGAGGGCAATCTTTATTGGGAGGAAGAAACTAAAATAATAGAGTAGGTATAACCTACTCTTTTTCTTTTAGACTACAATAGTCTAATCCCCTTGCAAAAAACTCTTGCAATTCCAGAAAATTCTGCTATAATAATAATTGTCCAGAGGGGAAAGGAAAGTTGAGCGCGAACGTCAGCGCAAAAGTCTTTAGGACTGACCTAAAAGAAAAAACAATGATACTTACACACCTCCCCTCTGAGATAACCAAAAAAAATAAAAAAAACTCTTGACAAATCCAAAATTTTTTGGTATAATCAATAATGTAATCAAGAGAAATAATCTCTTGAAATAAAAAAGGCAAAAAGCCTAAAGGAGAAAAATTATGACCGCTTCCACTTCCGAAAAGAACACCATGACCGCGCGCCGCTTCTTCACTGAAATCCAGACCTATGACCTCCCCGCCGAGCTGCTGGACTACGCCGCCAACGAAATCCAGAAGCTGGATGACGCTAAGGAGAAGCGCAAGGAGAAGCCGACCAAGGCGCAGAAAGAGAACGCCGCAATCCGTGAGCAGCTCCACGTCTACATGGTTGAGCATCTGTCCGACGAGTATTTCTCGCAGGCGGAGCTGGGCGAAGCTCTCGAAATCTCGCCCAATAAGGCGGGCGCGCTTGCTCGTCAGCTTGTGCAGGCTGGACTTGCCGAAGCAACTGACGTCAAGGTAAAGGGCGGTACGCGTAAGGGCTACCGCGCGATTCAGGCGTAAGGAATTGGGGACACAAGTCCCCATTCCTTTAGACACAGATTTAGACTATTGTAGTCTAAGTAGGGGATTGACTTTTTGGGGGATTGTGGTATAATCTAAGTAAAGTAAAGGGAGGGAAAATAAAATGTTGGTAGCTTATTATGAAATCGAAAAAGTTTACAATGATGATTATAATATTTGGGAAAAGAAGCATCCTTTCCGCATCGCAGAAGAGATACCCAAAAATTGTGTTGCAACCGAAAGTTGGGATTTTTTGGAATATGCTTGTAGCTTACCCAATCAGTATTGGTTTCGCGTAAAAAAAAGAGGTAAAGACCGCGTTTTTTGCGACCCAATGAAAGTGCTTGAAAAAGAGCGGCGCAAACCTAATTTTGCAATTACGCACTCTCGCACCTACTATGCGGCAGACCCCTCAATAATGGATATACTAAACTATCCTAACATCGAACTTGCGGCGCAGTATCTGTGCGAGCGTGGAATAAATATAATGGAGGCAATTAAAAAATGAAAAGTTCTTCTTCTATTGGCGGGATGGGCTTTACAAGTGTTCTTACACTTGTCTTTATTGTGTTGAAACTTTGTAAAGTGATAACTTGGTCTTGGTGGTGGGTTCTGTCTCCCATCTGGATTAGTTGGGGATTGGCGCTTGTGCTAATTTTATTCATTTGGATATTTGATAAGTGAGAGACTGCGCGTCTCTCTTCCTTTTAGACTAATGTAGTCTAAATTCTAACTTGACAGGCGCGCAAGGATGGAGTATAATAAAGACAAGTTAGGAGGGGAATAAAATGAACGAAAAAATTGCCCTAAATTATAATGACCTTTACTTTGATGATAGTCTTACCTGTCGTTTGCTTTATAGCAATTACCAGAGAGAAATGCTTGAAGCGCGGAAAAAGATGGAACGTTTAGAAAAATTCGACAGACTATTCATTCGCGCCTTGCAGGATAAAAGAGAAATTACCATAAAAGATTTTGACAGATGCATGTCATTATTACATCATAGTAATCAGATACCAGAAGAAATTATAAAAACCGTGCTGGGAGGAAAATAAATGAAGCTTTATGTTGTTGAAATGATACATAATGGAACAGTAATTCCTGTGGGCGTTTCTCTTGACAGGACGCAAGCGGTTATTGCGGGAGAACAGTTCCAGTATATGGCAGACACTATCAGTATGATAAAAGTCAAGTACCGTGTTTCTGATTATGAAATTGGTAAAAATTGCTATACCGATTTTACTACAAAAGAACAGATAAAAGTTTCTTGATTTTTTACCAAAAATATATACAATCAAAGTAAGTTAGGAAAAAAATAAAATGGACGCGATAGTAATACTTGCTACAGTTTATTGTATTATGTATATTACATATATAATCTTGTGCAAACTTCACTAAAGGAGAATAAAAAAAATGCGTGATTGGATGGAGATAATAGACGAACTTCTTGGAATTACCGAAAAGTATGAAGAAGTAATGACTAATGAAGATTTGGAAAAACTTTCTGAACTCCGCAACGAATACTTTATACAATATTATGACTGAGGTTCTACCTCAGTTATTTAGACTACAATAGTCTAACCCACTCCCATAAACCTATTGACAAATCCCGAAATTAGCGGTATAATCTGTATGTAAAATAAATGAGGGAGGAAAACCTAATGAAAACATCTAACGCCGCAATTTTCCGTGAATCCAATATCGTCGCGCTTACCGACTTTTTTACTGAGCGCGGCGAGGATGTGAAGAGAACCGCAACAGGCTCTATCGCTTTCCCCGTTGTCGCTGATGACGGTGAAGAGGGCTGGATAGAAGTTGTCGTAAAGATTCCGAAGTGGACGGAAGACGATGACGGCTACAGCCGCGCGGAAGAGTATGCACAGAATGTCGCGGAGAAAGCCGAGAAAGCCAAAGTCCGCGAAGCGGAGCGCAAGCGCAAGGAAGCCGAGCGCGAAGCGAAGAAAGCGGAGAAAGAGCGGAAGAAAGCCGAAGCCGAAGCCGCGAAAACGGACGAGGAGTAAAGGGCGCGAAAGCGTCCTTTTCCTTTTTCTTTTAGACTATTGTAGTCTAAGGAAGGGATTGACAGATTATCTTTATTGTGATACAATACAATCACTAAAAGAAAGGGGAAACTAAAATGCCGACTTATACCGAGATAATCGAAAAACTTCTAACAATTTTAGATAGTGTAGCCCTTTCAGGCGCACTATTGCCAGAAGAAGAAAAAGAAATTGCCCAACTCAAAAACGCATATTATATCCAAATGACAACTGAGGAGAACTAAGGTTCTCCTCGGCTTTTAGACTATTGTAGTCTAAGACAAAACTTGACAGGCGCGCCTTGCGGTGGTATAATACAAACACAATAAAAGAAAGGGAGTACAACAATGACACACTTTGGTATTGACAAAAATACTGAACCAAAAGATACAGAAATTGGGGCGCTTTATGCTATTTATGGGCATGACTATGAGGGAAAACCGCATTTTCTTCTTATTGGTAATGGGACAGATGGTACTGCCTTTATCACTGATATTTGCGATGGGCAGTATTCAGCGCGAGAGCGCGATAGAGACGATAGTGCGCTTGAGATTGCGAATAGCTTTGGACTCATTGACAATATTCGTTTCTTTGATGATGAGGCAGACTTTGATATCACGGTTGAATTTTGAGGGACTAATTAGTCCCTTACTTTTTTAGACTATTATAGTCTAACGTGAGACTTGACGAGCGCATCTTATAGTGATATAATACAGATACTAAAGGAAAGGAGAACACAAAAATGATAAACTTTGAATTTATTGAAAAAATCGGACCGGAAGATAATGAGATTTACAACATCTATGCTATCTATGGGTGTGATAGCGAAGGCAACCCGCATTTTCTGGTAGTAGGTGGAATGGATGATGATGCACAGGCGCCCGTAATTGATATGAGTGCCTCAGACCATAAGGCGCGCATCTATAACGAGGAAGATAGTGCCCTTGAAATTGCGGATGACTTTGGGCTTGTCTCTGATATAAAATTCTTTTATGAAGCAGAGAGTTTTGACCTTACACTCAATTTCTGAGGGACTAATGTCCCTCGCGCCGTTTAGACTAAGTTAGTCTAAATAGGGGTTGACTTTTTCCCTAATTTGTTATATACTCTAATTACAATAAAACAAAAGGAGAAGTCAAAATGGATATCACTACTTACTATAATAATTTTTCTATAATGTTTTTTTCAGATATTGATAGCACTTGTATTTTTTCTTCAAATCCGACTGACAGAGAAAACCTTTTTATGAAAATTCCTTATGTAATTACCCAAAAAGGGTTTGAATACAACTGTGTTAGTCTCCGCACAGGAGATTATAGTTATTTTGAAGATGATGAACAGGTTTATATTCCTCGCGCAGAACTCACAATAAACTGGTAAATACTACCAGTTTTCTTTTAGACTACAATAGTCTAAGTTGCTCTGAAAAAGTTCTTGCTTTTCCCTCAAAGTTGTGGTAATATAAAGGAGGTCAAGAGAGAGAAGTCAAACTCTTGATACATTGAATTGAATGGAGAAAAAAATGAACTTTATTCCCGATAACAAAAAACTGGATGGACGCCGCAAGTATTATCTCATCCTTGATTGCGAAACTGCAACGCTCCCGTGTGCGGCAAGCTATCCCGCCAATGCAAAGAAAGATATTGCAATCGCAAAGCCGCTTATTTACGATCTAGGATGGCAGATAATTGACGCGCGCGGAACTGTTTACCGCCGCCGTACTTATCTCATAAACGAGATTTTTTCCGTTCCGGCAATTTTCAATACCGCATACTATGCAAGTAAACGCCCGATATACCTTGAACGTTTGGAGCGCGGCGAGATTACAATAAAATCGTGGCGCGAAGCAACGGCAATCCTTGAGCACGATTTGAATGAAGTGCAGGCGGTCGGTGCATACAATTCCATGTTTGACTTCAAAAAGGCAATTCCCTTTACCGAGCTTTATATAAATAAACTCTATTCGACTGACTTACAAGAATGGCTTTCACTTCAGGAGCGTATCTGCGACAATATCGCGCGAGGCGCACGCCGTGCGAGTGAAAAAGAATTTGAACCGGATGTATTCCGTTTCCGTGGCAAGATTTACAATCTGTTTGACCTTTGGGGACTGTCCGCACGCCACATACTGAATTGCGACGAGTACAAAGCACAGTGCATTGAAAATGGATGGTTGACCGAAAGCAAAAAGTATTTCAAAACGAGCGCAGAAACAACTTTTCGCTTTATGACGGATATGATTGACTTTGACGAAGCACATACCGCAATCGAGGACACGGAAATCGAAAGTAAAATTTTTGCCACCATTCACAAGCGGACAAAAGGCAAATACGAAATGGGAATTATTTACTTTCCGTTTAGGGAATTGGGAACAGTCGAAAAATTTATGGGCGAGTGAGAATTTAGCGCTTTACTACGGTAAAGCGCAATTCCCTTATCCGGTTTAGACTATTGTAGTCTAATTATTTAGTTGACAGGCGCGCCAAGATGTGGTATACTTTAGGCACAGTAAAGGAAAGGGGAACAAATATGACTGATATTACTACAATGAGCGATGAAGAACTTTCTGAAATATCTAAAAAAGTAAAAGAAGAAATAGAGCGCAGGGAGTATGTTGAAAGAGAAAAAGATTGGGAAGAAGTTTGCGACGCTCTTCGCAAGTATCTCAATAAATGGGAAAAAATTTGTGTAATGGATAATACTGATAAAGTTACCCTTCATAAAGACTGGATAGACTTATCAGAATTTGATGTTATTAGAGTTTTTGATTACTAAGCGCGATAAATCGCGCTTTTCGTTTTAGACTATCTTAGTCTAAGAGTTTGCTTGACAGATACGATATTTTATGATATACTCCAATTACAATAAAAGAAGGAGAAATGAAAAAATGAATGGATTGGCCATCTTAGCAATAGTATTAGCAATGGGTCTTTTTGCCGCATTAGGCTTTTTTGTAGGATATAATATTTCTACTCATCAATTTTTTGGTGGGATTGTTGGGCTTATCCTTGCAGTAGGACTTTTCTTTTCGCTTGTTTTCACTGTAAAAACTCAAAATAATATTACAACCGAAAAATATAACAACGGAATTTGTACAATATGTGGCGGAAACTACGAATTTTCTGGCGCGACAAGAAGTAATTCTTCCCAATATTACTTCTATACTTGTGAAGATTGTGGGCATACAATAGAAGTAAATAAGATAATGAAATGAGCGAGAATTTTATCTCGCTTTTCTTTTTAGACTACAATAGTCTAAGGCGCGGAGACATCAGTCTCCGATTTCAGTTATTCCAAGTTCTTTTTCCAAATAATTAGAAAAGATTAGTTTTGTTATATCATTTACATCTTCTGCCTTGGGGATTCCCTCTTCTGCTATATATAAACATATTGTAACTGCATATGCTATTGCTTTATGGATAGTTTCTGCCCTATCAAGTGTTATTTTCATTAGATTTCAATCTCCTGTTCCCTAAAACATTCTTCAATCCATTCATTGATTGAACGATAATCATCCCGGAAGATTCTATCTTTTTTATCTTCCTCCCAGATACATTCAAGTTCTTTTCTACTAAAAACATCTTCGTTTTCACAATGTAGATATACCTTTATTTTCATTACGTTCCCTCCCATCTGTTGTATATAGTATATCACAATTTCCCTATATGTCAAGCACTAAGTTAGACTACAATAGTCTAAATCCCAATTTCTAAAAAGTCAAATTTCAACCCTCAAAATCCCAATCCCAAAATTCTCAAACCTAAAATTCCCGACCCCATGCCCAAAAACGCTACGTCTAAAACGCTACGAAATTGGAGAGCTGGCGCAAAAGCTGGAAATCCACTAAGAATCCAACTGGGCAGCTGGGAAGTAAAGAAGCTGGGAAGCTGGATGCGGACGTCCTAAATTTTAGAAAGCTGGAGAGCTGCGCCCAAAATTTGATTTTTACTAAAATTTATGTTATAATAGGATGGGTAAGAATTAGATTTTTACTGGGCGCAACCTAAAACAAAAGGAGAGACTTTCGTCTCTCCTTCTTCTTATCCAAACATCAATTTGACTGAAGCTCCATCACTCGTCCAACCATTACTCTTCTGCACAAGCTCTGCCTCAACCTTTACCTTCACAATCCTATAGGCTCCATCCATATCAGGGAACTTCAAATAGGCTATGTTGTGGCCCGTATCGAGAAAAAACTGAGCAGGCGCGCCCGGACGTCCTGCTTCATCTTTCAATGCAGCTGCAACTACTTCAAAGCTAGACGAAGTCGCAGTATAGAGGTTTCGTCCATCCAACTTATCTATCATTCGCGCAATCTCCTCCACAGCTAAGGGCAGGATTCTCGTCTTTCTCCCCACAGCTACACTTATGGGTAGGTTTACTGGAAAGCTGGATGCCGGCCTCCTCAAAAGCCTCTTCCAAATTGCTAATTGAAATCCATGGCCTCTCACAATCCAGTCCCTGATATTCCCCACAGACTTCTCTCAGACTAACTTCCTCAACACTCAAATCCCACTCATCGATTTCCGCCATTGCATCTGAGTAGGAACTAGCAGCCATTATACCTTTTTCCTCTTTGATCTCAAGCCCATCTTCCAAATAGGTAATTGAATAGATGTAAAAGTTCATTAGGTGTGCGCCAAGCCATACACATTATTATAAAGTGTATGAAGATGGCTTTCTCCTTTCCCTTATTTTCTACTTATATTATACAATAAATTTTAGGAAAATGCAAATTTCCAGTTGAATAAATATTCATTTTTTTCTGAATAAATATTCATTTTTGGAGATAGGAATTTGAATAGGGTGCGCCAGCCAAAATATATGCCCCTTATATTATACCATAAATTTTTGGATATTACAAATTTTCGCAGCTGGGAGCAGAGAGGAATTGCTGGAAATTTTTTCTGGAAATTTTTTCGTGGAAATTTTTTCTAGGCGCGAGTCCCAAAATTTTTTCTTTCCCAAAACTAGGCACCAGTATTTTTTGTCTAAAGGGCGCCCGCCCTTCTCCTATTTCTCTAGGTAGTCTAGGTAGGCTAAAACTAAGCCAAATTTGCAAAGATTTTTATAGCGAAAATTTGGGTTCTGAAGATTTGGTTTCTAGGGGATTTTTTTACTATACTCTGATAGGGCATTTATCTAAAATTTTATTGTGAAAACTTGACGCCTGCACCTCATTTTCCCCTACTTTTCCCTAAAACCCAGGCGCGCCTACCCCTTCACTCTACCTCCTACCCCAAAGCAAAACTTTTGGCCTACTACTCGGTTTACTTCTAGGTTTACTCCTTTTCCCTTTACGTTTCATTCAGAAGAAAGAATTTCATTCTAACTTATTCCTAATCCTATCTTCCTCTTTTTCTCTTCCCCTTTTCTTTATTCTTTCCCTTTTCTCCATTTTTACACTTATACTAAATTTTTTTACGTTTTATTTAGAAGAAAAAATTCTATTCTAGCTTTTATTTTTAGATTTATTTCTCCTCCCCCTCCTCTTCTTTCTTCTTCTCTCCCTCCTTTTTAGGTTTAGGTTTAGACCTATTCTAAACCTACTCCTAAGTTTACTTTTTTCCTTTTATTTAGAAAAAATTCTCCTCCTACTTTATTTTTATTTTTATCTTTATTCTCCTTCCCCTCCTTTTCTTTTCCTTTTTCTCCTCCTCTTCTTCTTCTCTTATAGTTCTAACTTACATTCTAAACTTACGTTCTTACTACTATTCCTCCTCTATACAATCGAAACTTACAATCGAAACTTACATTCTTATATACAGTCCTACATCTAATCCTATATATAAGCTTAGAAGTAAGTTTATATATAAGCCCAGTAGTAGGCTTATAAGAATTAGAAGTAGGTTTATATATAAAAAAAGAAGTAAACTTACTTATAAGCTTACTTCTTCTACTTACTAGTTTTGTCTACTACTAAAATTATATATAAATTTCCTTTTCGATTTAGATGTAGCCAAACCTAAAAGTCTCCTCTAAATTTTGTATGAAAATTTTTTCGTAAATTTTGAAATTTTTTGGATTTTAGAATCTAGAGGCTTTCCCGAAAAGAAAAGTAAATGAGGTTGCTTGGCGCGCAAGCATCGAAAAATAGAATGATAGACTAAAGAAATATGTAGCTTGGCGCGCTACCATAGGGTTAGGGAAAATACCCTTCCGCGCCAAGCAAACTATACCCAAACCTATCTAGGCTAAATTGTAGGAAATTTGCTAAAATTATAGACTTGAAATTTTCTTTCTTTACAGGACTTCACAAACCAAAATTTCCATTGTAAAAATCCTAATAAAATAGGCTTCAGAGCAAAACATTTTTCTTACTTCTGAAGCCCCTTCCCACTATTCACTTTTACTCCTCACTAAAAGCTCCCTCATACCGTATAAAATAATCCTCTATCGTATCTTCCATCTCGCAAAAAGTTCCCTGCCAATGAGGACAAGAAGTGTCCGACGCCGAGCACAATACATCCATCACAGGACAATAGGAGTAAACCCTAAACTGAGAAAAACTTGCATCTTTATTCATTTCTATTCTTCTCTTTCCTTATTTCGTCTACAATATCTATAACTGCTTCTACAATTATCCCTATAAGCCAAATCACAGGCCAAACCCCAAAACTAAAATACAATAAACCACTATTCTGCGCGATAAAGCTTATAAAAATAAGTCCTAAAAAGATAAGGAACCCTAGCTTCAATGCATAGAAAGTAATCCACCCATCCCTAAACTTCAATTTGTAGCCTCCTCGCTTGGCGCGCTAGGGTCCAAACACCTAATTGTTATAATACTTCCATCTTTATCCCTAATCTCATAGGTATCTAGAAACTCTTCCATATCTATCTTTTCCACAAATCTAACCTTATACTCCATTACTGGGTGATCGAAAGAATAGTCCGCGCCAAAAATTGTAAAACCTACCATAGCCATAAGAGTCAAGGTTATAGTTATTTTGCTCTCAATAGAAAACTCATCCTCACAAATACAAATAATTATCACTTCTATAGCCACCAATACTGCAAAGCATATGGCTACAAACAAATAGCCATTGAATGTGTATACTGCTCTCTCAGCCAATATCTCCATTTTATTCCCTTTCTTAGTGTGTCCTACAAACTTTATACCCGAAGTTCACTGTATGTTGTGTCCCTATAAATGGCCGGAACTTTTACATAATGACCAATTCTTGTTTCTTCAGGCACTTCAATACCTAATTTTTCTTCAAGCCAGCCAGCAACCATACGGCGATGGCAGAATTTTTTACCTTTGTATAAATCATTTGACGACTCGAAACAAACCAATACACAACCTTGCAAATCATTATATACTTTATGAACATCCAGCTTATCCAATTGTGCGAAATAGGCATCACGATAAGCCAAAAAGCTTTCCTCATTATAGCCTAATTGATGTGCTTTTTGAATAATATCCCAGCTTGGCATAAGCGCTGGATATTCGCTCATAGTTTCCGCGCCACGCATCTTTTGCCTACTAATACTAACATATTTTTCACTGGCATCTGGTTCATGTGTTGCTTTCCAAAAATATGTCGTTTTGATCATACTTTACCTCTCAACCTCTTCATTGAATTTTTCAACCAATTTGTCAGCATCAATTAGTCGTAATGCTGGCATCTCCATCCCTTTTTTCACCGCTTCCCAAAAATCAGCTTGAATAGCTCAATGTCGCACAGTACCCATACGCCAATTGCCATCAGATCCGTAGCCGTTGTTGGCGCGGTCGCGCCTGCTGCACAAGCAAGTGCAGCGAAAATTGTAAAGCATATCATTCTCTCACGTCCATTCTCGCGCCACAATTAGGACAGTAATTCTTGAAATTGTCTGCGCCAAGGCTATTTTTTTGATTCATTTCAGCTTCACATTGTGAGCAAATGACAAAATCGCCATCAGATATCCATCTCCCATGTACCACCAGCGCAACATCGGCGGCAGGAACAAAATCAAGAGCGTTTTCAATGAACTCAGCATCAAACCTACACTCATCCCAATTAGCATCACATTCAGCCTTTCTAACAGCTTCTTTTGCTACTTCGAGTTCAATATACTTAGCCATTACTCTGCCTCCTGCGTCCAGAACCAGCTCCGACACTCAGAGCACATCATATGTGAATTTGTACATCCTAGTTTATCACTTCTATAAGAAGAAAAAAGTTCGGTCGGACAAATCTGTAGTATACCATACTTATCAAGATTTGCCTCCGGATATTGTTCCAAAAACACATCCTGTCTTGTCTTGCGAGGGTGCGCGGTAGACCATTCCTCAACTATAGCAATCTGGTCCGTGGCATCCACTGTTGATTCTTGACCAACTGCGCATAACATTTCCTCAAACGCATCAAGTCCAGGGTATCCTTTACATGTCTCGCCAAAGCTCTTACACATTCTTTTGCGCTCCTCAATAAACTTTACAGCATCCATCGCTAACACACTCCTTTTTTCATTTATACTATAGTTAGTTATTCCTATTCATATCACACAAGGAACACTTGTTATCTTTTCAGACTCTCTATCTTAGGCGCTCACTTTATCTCGCTAAATCGGTAAAGTGCGCAATCCTTTCGCGCCTGCCAAGCCTAAAGGAATTTTTATTCAAAATCCTTCTCAAACTCATCAGTTGGTATCCACAAATCACTTGCATCCGCACTTATCACACTGTTATCAAAGTAAAAATACCATTGCGCCATACCTTCATCATCTACAAAGTATCTTGCACTAAAATAACAATCATCCTCTGTCCTTACAAGAACTGGAACCGAAGCTTCTCCCGTAAGAGGTTTCTCAACAGCCAAATTTCTCCACTTCATATCTCGTTATTCCATTCGTCTGCTCTAAAATCATCAAGGCAATCATTGAGCGATTTTGCTTCTTTTTCTGTTATAGTCCTAAAGAAAATCGTATCTCCATGCGGATTATCATCCAGCTCCAGCATCGTCATTACACTAGCCATTAGCTTACCTATAAGGCTCTTCTTATCTGTAAAGTTATCGTCTCTAGCTAAACTGACTTTACAATGATTGTCGGGATAGGCATTATCCTCATCTACCCATTCAAAACTTACTCGCATTCTTTCATACTCCTATCTTTTTTTAGCGCAATTACAGTATTATATGCTATAACATCTTCTGAAGGAGAAAAGTTGTATATTGCAGGAAGCGACTTATACTCTTCGTTATAAACCAAAGCTTCATTTTCACGAGTTTTTACGCCTATACATTTCTGAGATGATGTTAGCTGAAATCCAAAAAACTCTCCAATTTTTATATCTCTAAATTTATCAGTAAAAGTTTCTTCTAATAGGTCGAAACTCACTCGCATCTTTTCCTAACCTCCTCATATACCTCGCGCGCCTTAGCCTCTGCTTCAGCATTTGCTCTCTCAATATCCGCGCGGACTCCTTCAGTCAACTTTCCCATCTTCTCATTCAAATTCTCCAAAGCTCTCTTCCTATAGTCTCTATCATCTATCTTCCTCTTCCACGTTCGATATTTATAAAGTTCTCCATAGGTAGTAAAGCTAAAACAACAATCACTATATCTACTCTCAACGAAATCTAAATACAGCGTCCATTTCTTAGGGTTTAGGTTATAAAAAGAAAGAAACTGGGAAAAAGTCAGACAAGGTTCAAATTTTCTATTCTCTGGGGTCTTGAAGAAATAGAGAGTAAGGCATAAAAATTCTTTCTCCCAATCCCAAGTGTCAACAATAGCATAAACTAAACACCATAACAAAACACCTATTACTAATGATGCAAAAATATAAAGTATAAGCATCCTTCCACCCACTTTCTATATATATTATAACCTAAATTTCCCTAAATATCAAGTTTCTTCAGTCTCTATCCTACAAAATTCTCCGTTGTTTGGGACAGCGCGCAGCTTCAATCCAAAATCAAGCCCTATTTCTTTTCTAAAAGAACCAATTAGTGGACTGCCTAAACCACCACGCCACTCACTCCATTCATCAACGGTCTCCATCGTAATCAAAGAAGGCACGACCTTCGCTGTTATACATGCAGGCGCGCCTCCTACCTAAGTTCTAATCTTCAAAAAGAAAGGCTCATGCATTTCCATATCTATTGCACTCATATCAAAATAGGACGTCCCACAATAAAGACATTTATTCAACTCCATATCGTAGGGCGCCCCACAGTTAGGACAATTCTTCACTTTGACTTCCCTGCCTTACCCAAAGTAAGTCCAAAATTTATACCAGCTAATCCTACAGTTATCATATATACAATCTTATTCCATAGTGGAACATCTTGAACTACCATTCCAAAATAAGAACAAAGCATCATTATGAATACGTCAAAAATAAGCCAAGCCCAATCCCACTTATCCAACTTCATTTCTTCCAAACCTCCTTCATACACTGAAAGCCTCCCCTACAAAGAAAACCTCCAATCAATGCCATTACAAGCCCAAAAGGCGCGCGTCCATTACATATAGCAATCGCACCATATATACAAATACCTACCGCGCAAAGCGTCATACTACCCATTAGTAGCGTCGCATATATTTTAGTTATCTTCTTCATCGTTTTGCACGTAAGTTATCTCTGGAAGCCACAAGAATAATAGTGCAAATAGCACAATCCACCACTTATCAAAAGAAATACTTAGATATGACATCATAAGTATCATCACAATGTTATAAATTGTTGCTCCAACCATTATTCCCTTACCTCCAACTTACGATCTCCCATACTTTCTTTGTCTCTAAAGCACAATGGACACCAATTACTAACCCATCCATTGAACCATACCTCATTCTTCTTATAGGTTTTGCCACAATTAGGACACCAGTAATGCTTGGCGCGGCTTACCACAATTTTCTCCATTAGACCAACTGTCCTTTCGTTGCCCATTCAAAGCAATCTTCAAAACTCCCATACAAATCATCTTCGCCATCCCATTCACCGATAGCCCAAAGAGAATTGAATGCATCAACCACATAGTCTTTCTGCCAATCATTCTTCCCGCGCCAACCAATTACATTCACCCAATCAATTGTCGCAACAGGAATAGGACAAGCATGGGGCGCGCCTAGCAGCCGAAAAACAGAACTCAGAGTCTCTTCCCTTATTTCTTTATGGCTCTCTACGAAATAGCGACTTATCCTATTCCGCGTCAAGACTATCACTTTCATAGAATATCTCCTCTTCTAATGTATCAAGATTTAGCAAGCAGGCTTTTCCAGTGAAACAAGCGCCAGTGTCTATATCTATCTTATGACCATTATCATACCATACCATGCCTTCAGGAATTACTTCTCCAATCGCACGACAAAGATAAGGGGTTGGAGTATGGCCATGAACAATTAGAGTATTGGCTGGAATCATACCTTCTTTATAGTAATGAGTCCTATCCCGAATCATCTTATGCCAATCATTCATATCAAACGTATATCCACTATGCGTCATTGTTATTCTAATTCCATCTGGATTAGTATACTCTGCATAGAAAGGCAGTGCGTTTATTTCTTGCAATAGACTCTCAACACCTTCGTCCGGCATATTCGCGATAACCTTCTGCGTAGGCCACCCACCATTATAAGCCCAAAGAACTATTGCATCATCATTTCCACATAATCCATCCAACATCATCTGTTCGTGGTTGCCTTGTATATAGGTAGTGTTGGGTCTATCAAGTATCTCCTGCATAATTCTAACTCCATCAGGACCTCTATCTACTGCATCGCCAAGAAAATAAAGATAGTCGCTAGGCGCGAGCCTATTCTTTATTGCATCCCAGGCCCAACCTTGGCCATGTAAGTCTGCACAAGCATATACTGCCATTATACTCCCTCCAATCTATACGCAAGTCCTGCGCGCCCTTCAATTATTAGCGGTTTTCTATCACTATAATAGTCAGCTTCTTTGCCCCTGAACCAAACTATCTCATAATAATAGGTTATACTTCCATAAGAAAGATAGATAATGCTTCGATAAAGCCGAAAAGTGCCATGAGTTGCATATTGTGATTTACTGCCAAGAAACTCGCGCGCAACTTCAAATCTTTTCACCAGATTCTCATTATACTCTTTCTTCCAGACAAACTCTTTATTCTCAATTGCTTCCACAATCTTTTCAGGAGTCATAGCATCCAATGCGCAACTCATCATTCTATCCCATCCTCTTTTATTGTCTCAAGTAAAACCTCAAGAAAAAGCCTGGGCGCATATCCCATTTCCTTTATAATCCCAATTATGACTGTCATATCATCAGTAAGGTCATCCCAACATCCACTCCATTGAGGGATATCAACTTCTTTCCCATTTACTACCACCGTTCTTTTTTTTGATACAGTTGCTTCAAAACTCTTCATAACTAATCCCTCTTTCATTTTCTATATATATTATATCATAAAATTCCTAAAAAATCAAATATAAAGAAGGCGCCCTACCTTATCTGGCGGGCGCACTATTATCTTTCCTATATTGTATCCTCGGTTCATCATAGGGACTAACTTCCTGACCCCACACAGGAGCTTTCTCGGTAATAAAACTATTCATAGTCCACCAGATATGGCCGACAAAAGGTTTCTCAAAATCAATAAGGTCAAACCAATATTCTTTAGTAAAACCACTCTTCAAGTCAATGAACTCGCAATGGATAATACCAGTAAGACCACTATTGTCTGGCCAGGGACGTATCCAAGATGCAAGCTGATGAATATAGAAACGTCCATTCCAAAGATCATCTTTCAGAATCCCATCATTTATTTCTCGAATTACATGATTGACTCGTCTCTGAGCTTTCTTCCTATCCAAAGTCTTCAATATTCTCCAACCTCCCGTCTCTCATGGGTTCGCGCTCCGCGTCTAGCTTTTATCAACTCAATCTGAAGATGTACAATCTCATCTTCCAGCCTTTTATTTTCTTCCTTTAGTTTCTCATTCACATCAAATAACTCTTTTATAATAGCAGTCATTTCATCTTTCTCTTCCATCATTTCCAGACCTCTTTTGGACTAAGCTTTACTTCCCATCGACCTTCTTCAAAGATATTTGGCCCGCTTCTCTTATAATCATGCCACAGCCAATCAACTTCCTTGAAATTCCATACATCCTCATATACCTGTATAACATAAGGACACTCAAGCCTATCCGCGTGGTAATGACCAAACATCCAAAACCGCCAATCTACAGCATCTTTTACCTTATCTAGCCATTCTTCCATAGTCTTATCAACACTAGACTGGTCAACAATATTGAGGAAAAGGTCAGTAGGTTCCCAGCTTTTTGGACAAGTATGGCTTAGAACAAAATCAATAGGCTCTCGGCGCGCAGTCAACTCCTCATAAATTGTATCCATTTCTTGCTGACTAAGCTGCTCATTTACCCACCAGCCACACCAGCCAGTTAGAGTTTTGCGCTGAAGCCTTACCCACTTATCTACAGAATAGGCTCCTCCAAGAGCCAAACATCTATACCCATCAAACGTATAGACATTCCCATCTATTAGATAACGTATATTAGGATATCCTTCCCTTACATACACATCATTATCAACTTCATCATCATACCATATATAGGTCCCAGGAATAGTCTCAGGCCGCTGGTCATGGTTGCCGCGAAGTATATACCATCTATACTTACTATCTTCAAGAGTCTGCTGAAGATTCTCATCCATTTTATATGAACCCTTGTCGCGTCCGCGCCAGAAATTCAAGCCACTATCTCCAAGAATTACAACAGCTGTTTCTTCTGGAGAAAGAGCGTTCCAATAGAGTCCATCTATAACCTCAGTGAAAGAACCATGCGTATCTCCTGTTATAAGCCAATTACAAATCTCTCCCATTATTCTTCCTCCATCATCTTCAAAATACGGTCATAAGTTTTCTGAGCTTCATTCTGGGCTTTCTCATTGTAAAACTTGACATCTTTGCGGATATTTTTAGTAAGCGTTGCAAGAGTTTCTGCTGTTTTTATATCTCGTTCTTGTCTCTTCTTATTCTCGGTCCATTTGAGATAGTCATTACGATCACGATTAGTTTTCCAACTAAAAATAAGTTTACCCTCTTTAGCATAGTAAACAAGCATATTATATGGTTCGCCATCCCAATCATAAGCATCTTTTACTTCCCATCTACCTGGATTTATATTATAGAAAGAAAGAAATTCCTCGAAACTCAAGCTAGGATTCCCCTCTTCATACCAAGACGTATAGCGAACTCGTTTTATATTATAAATAATAATGCCAATAATGACGACTACACAACTAATAAAAAATATCAATCCACTCATTTATTTCCCCACCTTTATCAAGCAGTTAGCTCTCTTATTCAATTCATCTAAGAAATCCTTATTCTTCTCTTTCCAATGAATAATAGGATAACAATGATTCTTCCCTTTTACTTCTGCCCCACACTTCATACAATAGCGAAGATAATTTGACCAAGACAAACCTAGAAGGCGCGCAGGCAATACACTCCAACTTCCCATTATCTTCCAATCTTCACCAAACTCTTTATACAAAGGAGACAAGCTATAAGTCCCATCAGGATTCTCTCTATAGTAAAAATAATTCATATCCTTATCTCCTTCCAGAAGTCTTTGAGTTCTTCTTCTTCTTCCTCTGTAAGTTCTGTTGCCTTATATATCTGACTTGCAGTAGTAAATACTGCAATACTCTCAATAGGCATTGGCTCAATATCATATTCTTTGGTGCTTGGCGCGCAGGCACTAAAATTTGGAATAATGTATTTCTTAGCAGTTGAAGGACTGCATCCTGCCGCTTTAGCTGCTCCGCTATATGTATGACAACGAAGATACTCTTCATTTATAATTCGTATCTGTTCCTCGGTTATCCTACTTGCCATTCACTCAATCCTTTCTAGAAAGCTTCTTCCTCATTTTCTATATATATTATACTACAAAATTCAATAAAAAGCAAATTAGGATACACCTTAGTGTATCCTAATTCCTATATCTTCACCTTTTAGTGCTTTGGGAATTGCATCTTCCCAACTATTATAAACATTTCCATTACTTCTAAACACATAATAGCGTCCTTCAGCTTTCTGGCAGGTAGTATCTACACGGATTGAAACCGAAGAACCATTTCTACTATTCATTATCTCATAGAAGTTTGTCAAGTCTTCCATGCCATACTTCTCAATCCATTTATTTGTAGATTCGCTTTCTGTCTGATTGAGAGCCTTGAAGGTAATCTGGTCAAACCCCATAGTCGAGAAATTATCCTTATTCAAAAACTCAAGCTCTTTCGTCAAAATGAGCACTGCACGATTTATTGCATTAGGATGCTTATAGCAGCGCCACGATGAAAGATACTCTCTTGCATTAGTTATAGAATAAGCAAGAACGTCTATATCACGCGGGCATGTCCTTTCATCAAGAGAAAGATTGTGCGTCTGAAATTCAATTGGAGCATCACTGAACTCCCTCACAACCTTTATTACATCATACGCCCAAGCAAGATTCTGGGTTGGATCACACTCTCCGGTAATTACCACACAGTCTATCTTATAATCAGAAAAAACTGCGGCAAGCTTGGCGCGGTAGTAATCGGGTCTCTCTGCCCATTCATTACTAAACTGATGATTGTGCTGAGGATGGGTGCGCGCCACGCAAAATGGACAATTATATATACAAGGCTCATAAGGAGCACATATTTGAAGATTCATTATTTTACCTCCACCATATCCTGTAGGTCTGTTCTTATTATACTTTCAAAGTAGTTGCCAGTATAGGAACGAAGTTTCCAAATTCCATCGTCCTCTCCTAACACTTCATACACATCAGTTATAGCATTATAACTTACACTATCATCTATCTTCACGCAATACACAGGAAAAGTTTCATAATTCTTGAAGAGAATAAATGCAGAAGCTACCATAACAATACTGATGATAAGACCGCGCGCCACGAAATCTTTCTCTTCTTTATTTCTTGGCTTACACTTCACAATCCAGCCAATCATCAGCACACATAGGCTAATACCTATTAGAACGAGAATTATTGGAATACCAAGCCAAAAATTATGTCCATTCACTACATCAACAAGTTCCATTTATTCTCCTTTCGGAAGAAGCACTTCTCTCAAATGCTGCTTATTACTATTATTGGTATAGCACCAAACTTCATCCCATCTCCTCAGACTTCTATCTTCAAGAGGGGTCTTATAGGAATAGAAAAGATGGTTGAATTTCTCCTGCGGGATTACTCGGCGCCGACCTTTATTATTCATATCACATGTCTGATATCCAGCATAGATATAAATAAGAATATATCTTCCAAAATCAGGGAACCAGTCAATGAATTGTTCGCGCATTGTTTCGGTAGGAGAATTGGTATCTATGATAACATCACGACCCTGGCGCATTGCCTTATCAATATCTTTATACATAGCAGACCAGACTTCAAAAGCGTTTTCATGGATAAGATCGTCCCCATTTATTTTGGCATAGTAATCATCGGGACAAAACACAATAGGTGTAAAAGCATCATCACAATTATCTCTAATCCACTTTTCTACAAACTCAGTCTTACCTGCGCCCGGCCTTCCTGTCATCAAATACATCTTATTCGTCATCGCAAATCTCCTCCATTTCAGCCATTTTCATCTGTTCATATCCAATCGGATCGATTGCGGAATAAGTCCTAAAAAAGGAAGGCTCGTCATCTACTATTGTCTCATAGAACCCCATTTTGCCAAGAAGTTTCTTATAGGCATCGTGTCTTTTACTGTCTAACCAACCACAAGCAAAAGCAATCTTATAGTTAGAATGTCTATGTCTAAGAACTTCAACACATTCCTTGAACATATGAATAGCCTTGACCGCGTTCTCAATAGGTGCGCGCCCTGTAGTCTCTACTACTGGGTCATCAACACTAAGAAGATATTCACTATCATCTATTGTTTCTGCATCATTTATTAGAACTGCCACGTTATATACAATAGTGGCAATTCTTTCTTCTGCGGGGAAAAGAGAGGTTATATCGTCAAAATAAAAACGGATAACCTGACCTTTAGAAGTAGTCTGCTCGAATATTTCACAATCATAATATTTTTCATCGCCACTACGGAAATAATTAGTCATTTCTCTTCCCCTCACTTTCTATATATATTATATCATAAAAAACACAAAAAGTCAAAAAGAAAAAGAAAGAAATTTTATAGAACTTCTTTCTTTATTCTCAAATCAGAGTTTACTCGCTAGCAGTATCACAAGCAACATATGCAACACGCTTCTTGCCATCGACCTTAGTCTCAGCCTTAGTAATCTCACCAGATGTGATAGCATTTTTTGCAAGAGCACTGACCTTCTGAGGAGATACACCAAGTATTTCAGCGATAGCATCACGCACCAGAGGCTCGGTAGCTTCACGCACGATACCAACGAGAGCCTCGCGCAGACGAGCATTCTCTTCCTGAGTAGCAAGTTCTTTGGCGGTAGGCTTATGATCAGCTTCGCGGTTCTTTGCATTAACCTCGTCAATCTTTGCAATACGGGCTTCGGCAAACTCAACCAGTTCTTCCGACGTGAACTCGGTATCGTCGCCATGAAGCAGAGCAAGCACATTCTGGAAGAAAAGCTTCTGAGTGAGCTTCGGGGCCTTTTCAGTAGCAGTAGTAGTAGTAGTAGACATAATTTTATTTCCTTTCTGGGCTTTGCCCCTCAAAATATATAAAATTTGGATACATGATTTATGTAAGGCTAACCCTTATAACACCGAAGTCTGGATTATTTAGAGGGAGAACTTAGTTCAGGTCTAGCGCCCCACCTGACCCATTTGGATAATTATCTCTCCCTCAACCTTACATATATATTATACAATAAATTTTAGAAAACTTCAAATTTTCCTTATTCCTTATTCCCAATCCACAAATCTAACTTCGCGCATATCCACAGTATCCTCTATATAATGATTTTGCATAAGAGTTCCCAGATCGTAAATGATAGTTTTATAAACATGTTCGACAACTTCTGCATTGTCTATACCAGACCTTTTTCTAATTTCTGCAAAATCTTCTGTCAGAAACTCAACATAATAATGTAGTGCTTGACGATATGCAGAACCTTCTGAAGAGCATACCACCACATTTCCCGTAGCATCCTCAACAATCCATGCTTTATTATTATCCATACCTCATCCTCACTTTCTATACATATATTATACTATAATTTTCCTTAGAAATCAAATCCTAATAGAAAAAGGGAGCTTACGCTCCCTTCATCTATTTTTATACCAAACCCACCAACACGCTAGCATATAACAAATAATTACTGTATAAAACATTACTTATCCCTCATCATTTCTTTTAGTTTTTCATAGATTTCTTTCTCTTCTGGCAATATCCAAGTCGAAGGATCTTCATCCCAGTCTGCTCTGAAGGCGCGGGCCACCTTTATTGCATCTTTCCAAATCTTTATCCTTCTCATACATCAATCCCAAAGCGTAAAGAAATACTCAGAGAAAAGACTAAAGAACTTATCCTTATGTTCATACATCTGTTTATCAATTTCTTCCCATTTATCAGGGTTGAACTCTTCTTTATTGTAGTTCTCTTCTTTCATGCCTTCCAAATGGAAAAGCATTTCATCCAACACTGCATTATAAGCTTCTTCATTTCTTTTGTCCTGCTCCTCATCGCCAACTTTTACCCCTTCTTCTAATATAAAAGGAGAGCCTGCACGTTCATCCCTATACCACTTTACTATCATTTCCATTACATCAATAAACCAAGCATAGGTTTCGTAATAAGCTTGAGGCGGGACACCATCCTTGAAAAGAGTATGAACAGCACGTAGAAAAGAAGGGATATCTTTTAGGTTGCGCCAGGAATTATATCCCGAAAACTAAAAGAAAGGATAGCTTACCTTGTTTAGCTTTCTCACATTAGCCTTTCGCATTCAAATACCTCTCCATTATGCTCTCTAAGATAGAATATTCTATCTTCCCATCTTATAATCCGAACTCTACACTGTTCTTCAGTCTTAGGTTCCTTGAAACAAACATCTTTTAGAACCATCCCATACCGTAAAAGAAACTTCCTATCTTCATTCATTCTACTTACCATACTGAACAAATCAAATATGTCTTAGGATAAGGCATAGTCATAAAACCTACATTCCCATCCAGCCGCGCCTTTGCATTCATTACCTCTTCACAAATACGAGTATATTGCGCAAGGTCAGTTGAGACTTCACAACCCTCTCCTACTCCTACTATATCAAGAATCTTGCCAAAGAAAAACTGAGAAGTTCCATAGGCATTTGAAGAACAAAGATACTCATCCCCATCTTCTTTATCTATATTTCTATTATAATACTCGCAATCAACTTCATACCCTACAAGAAGTTTAGCTGAATAATCTACAGACATATTCTATTCCTCCTTTATTTTCTATATATATTATACCATATCATATCTAAAAAATCAAATTCTAAAAAAAGAAGGTCAATGCTTCTCACTGACCTTCTTCTTGAACCCATTTACTCTTCTCTTGTATTCTTGTGTGGCGCGGAACTGTTCCATATCAGCATCCTGTTTCTCTGCAAACAACATCCCAGCTAGCTTACTATGGACTGTGGCCATACTTATTCCAGTTTGTAAATCGACAACGCTCCACTTCTTTGGCGCAACCTCATGTATTCCATACTTATCATCTATACTAAGCCAACCGTCTCGCAAAGCTACATCAAAGTTGTTCTTTGCACCCAGTTGTATCCAATATGTCCCCGGATACCACATCGTCTTTTACAATCTCCCTTCCATACATCATATACCAATAATCTACAACCAACTTTGGTAGGCGCGCGGTCGTAGATTTTCCATTCAAAAGATTCAAAATCTCTCCTACAGTCAATTCTTTCATTATTCACCCCAATACTTGAGCCATTAGGCTTTGAAAACTTGAGAGAAAAGTAAAAGTTAGTGTTGTACTATTAAGAGCCTCTTGGCGCTACGTATACCACATTTCCTAAGTGTATTCATCGAGAGGTATCTCACCATACTTTATATTTGGGCTATCTAATTTGAACTAGAAATAATCATCAGTTTTTTCCCAGCCAAGCTTTATAGCGTCCGCGCATACTTCAAGAAAAAAAGACAAGGGAATATAAAAACCACTCAGCCAAAACAAATGTATTGCATTGAAACTACTTTCATTTCCCTCGCTTACTAATGAAGCAAAATCATCAAAAAGGAAGTAAGCCATCGCGCCTGCTAAGGAATGAAGTATGGCTTCGCGCTAAGCATCTGTACCTATAGCCCCTGCGCCAAACTACAATAATGCACCTATCAAAGTATCCACTGCTATACTACTCATTGAAGGAATTTGTGCTATTACACCACTAAGGTTTTTCATACTAACAGCAGTGCCGCTCTTGAAGCCTTTGAAACTTGAGTTTATATCATAGTTTTTTGCATTAGTATACATTATAAAGTTATAGTCTGTAGAGTTTTCTGTAAGCCAAGCCGTGGCCTTATTCGCTGCAAGTATATTCTAAACTCTTTTACTGCCCTCATCGCTTCTTGTGGTTGCGACCTCAGCTTCCCATTGGCGGTAAAAATTAGTCAGGTCAATCTAATATCCAATGGTAAAGTCGCTTTTCTATTCATTTATATTACCAGTATGCATAACTTCCAATCCGCCGCCCTGCAAACTATTAGCAAAGGAAACTAAAACTGTATTTTGTAATTCAGCTAAAACACCAGCGGTTGTCTAGTTCACAGTCACTTTTTCAATCTTCTTCTTGTCCCAAGTTCTCTTAGCTACAGGCTTCTTCTATTTAGCAAAATGTTTAGTCAAATCCTTCATCAACCCGTCAAAGTTGTAAGTTTTCCATACTTGTTCTAACAACCAGTTCCCTTGTGCAGTAAAGTTTCTCAAACTATCTACAATTTCCTAATAGGCGCCTCTAGTTTCATCATTTATCTAAGCGTTATCCCCAACATTCTCCCAGCCAGGATTGAAAGTTTCACTTGAATACATATCTATAAGTGCCTACCGTAATATTTCAGGCATATGAACTTCAAGAGCCTTCTATACTGCGCGCTCCACTTTCATTCCACTAGTCCTATTTGCAATTTCGCTCTCTATAGTAGGCGCGGCGGCTTGAAAAGCTTTTGGGAAATAAGTTCCTAAAAACTTACTTACATCAATTTTACCTGTGCCTTTACTCTTTTTAGTCTTTCCTTCATAAAGTAATCTAGCCTTATTTCTCTCAAATATTTTTTGTGTGTTTAGTTTTATTGTTAGAGCTTCTATCAACTCCTTGTAAAAGTTTGGATTAGTAAGTAAATCTCCCTAAATCTAAACTCCCCAAGCTTTAGATAGAGCTTGAACTTCTTTTTGTCGTTCTTTTGCCGCCTAGGCTTTCAGTTCATTTATAATAGGAGAAGGATTGTCTCTCACATTAGCTTCAATTGAACTGAGCCGCCCACTAATATGGGTGTAAAGATTACGTAGACGCGGATTTTCCTATCCATCTTCTCTCAATCTTTCATAGAAGACAAAATCATCTTCTAAGCTGCTCCCATATATTTCTTTTTGTTCTCCCCAGTATTGCAATTTCTACCTCCTGGCGCGCAGCCTATAAAAATAGGAGGCTCTATTGAGCCTCCCTTTATATAAACGTTCCTCCGCGCGGAAGCTTCAGAACGGAAAATCCTCCATATCCTTCATACTGTCCATCTTTCTCTGGTCAGATATAGAATAATTTCTAGGTTTTCCAACCCAAGAACGTTTACTATTTGTTTTTCCTTTCTTACATATAGGACACTGGCATTTCACTAAGCCTTTTGAATAGCGATTATAGCTACCATTTTCATACAAACCTTTCCTAGGCTCATTTCTAAAACCATCACTGTGGAAGTATAAATTCTTCTCATATTCATACATAGGATTTAGAGTTTCGCTTAGTCTTTTCTTACGAAGAGTCTTACTTCTATTCTTCTCAAACTGTTCAGCAGGTGTTCGTGCCATAGATGTCCTCCTTTTATTCAACAGGATCATCAAGTAAATTAGCTAAATTAGCAACCACTCCGCGCTCTGTAGTTGGCAAATATACATAACTAAAGAGAGGATTACCCTTTAGCCTATCTACCATCTTAGTAATACCATTATCTTTTTCAAAAACCCTATTATCAACCTAATGATTATCAGCATTGAGAAGAATAATGGAATTTTCTCCACAACGCGAAAGAATTAGCTTCGCTATCTCACTTGTAATATTTTGAGCTTCACAAATATACATTATTGTATTATCAAAACTACGTCCACGTATAAAAAGAAGAGGAACTAATTCAAGTTGTCCGGCAGTAATAAGACTTTCTACACCATCTTGTCCGCCTAATTTATCATAAAATGGGCCAAGTGTCCAACTCAACTTTTCATATTCGCTGCCTTTCAAATACCCAATCTCAGGCACATTAGCTACAGAAACATTAGGTCGTATAAAAGCAATCTTCTAATACTTTCCACTCTCAATCTGGCTCATAGCATAAGTAAGTTGGCTAATATCTTTCCCACTACCATACACGCCTCGTAAAAGTTTTACCTTACTTCGTTCATCTTTCAACATATCAAAAGCTATACGTTGCTCTGGATTACGAGGTTTTATTGAACCGCACCATTTACTATCTAAAGTTTGATAGCCGACTTGAATAATTTCCCCATTCACATACTTGAAATAATCAATAATCTATCCAGTTGCGTCTCGCGCAAGTAGATACTCGTTTTCAATAAAACGAGCGGGGTTATCAAGGCTCAGAGTTTTATTAGTATATAGCTAATTGAAGTCTTCTTCACTACACACTAAATCTTTATACCCTGTATATGCCATATTGTTTCCTCCGGTTAGTAATATAGAAGTAAGGTGGCGCGAGGCCACCCCAATGGCGTCGCAGGAAAGACTCGAACTTTCACACTCGAATTACCAAGTGAACCGATTAGCAATCGGTGGCAGTGCCAATTATGCTTACTACGACATCTATGTAAAGGGCGCTATTATAAGGCCGCGCCCTTTATGCCTACTAGTTTTTGGTATGTCCCTAGTAAACACCCCTTTTCAGTTTCTTTATACAGGATTGCTGGTCTGGTTTGACGAATTGTTCCTGTAAGAGTTGCTTTCGTTTTTATTTATTTACGTCTCCACAAATGACTAAGCCACATATCATCAAAAGATGCGAGTGGTAGTTTACTCTCTAATCCATCCTCTCGGAGACAAGTCGGGGCGCGCAGGCTAATCGCGCGATTCTTCTATGGGTTTCGCTTACAATAGATATTATAAAAAACATCATGGATATTCTGTCATGGCTGTATCCATTTTGATGGGCGTCAAATGACAAGGGAGCACATCGAAATATATATATTTATATCTATCTATCTAACGTCCCACGGATGAAGTAGCTATTGTCTTACCGTCTCTCAAGCATACTCGACTACCCGACTTATTGGCGCGAGACAGAGCTGTCGATGCCCATAGGCTTTCACCTACGCACCGCTTTCAAGGCGGGCTTCGGAGCCGTCCGAATTTATCTCGCATATTCTCTATTTATATGTATCTAATACTCTATATCTGCTTTGATTTTTGTAAGAGTAGAGCTGGTTCCCGCTACCTCTTCGCCGCTCCCAATAGTAGCTATGGACTCTTACACCCTTTTTTTAGACTTTCTACATAGCCAATGTAGAAAAGTCTTTCCGCGCATGGGTTGCTAGGATTAGGTTTAGGCTTAGGAATAAACTAGACTTTTTATTCCATTCGCCTAATAATCGAAAATAGGAACTTACTTTACTATATGTATTTGGTTCCCGCAAAGGGAATTTCCACTTTTTCAGTGGAGGGAATAGCCACTCGTCAATCACCCTCCTATGAGCCTCCTTGCAGTCGCTCTTTGTGTAGTCTTACGATACAGACTACCAGACGCTATAGCCTGCTAGCTAGCTATAGATTTATTGTGGGCCTTGGCACATCCCACATGGAGAACTCCTGCCACACGATTCTCTTTGACCTCAGCATAGTAGCTTTTAGAGGCATCAACCATCCATATTTGCAACTAGAATGGATTTATTTGTAGGTCTTGGCATCCGTCAACCTACTTGGAGAACTTCAGCCTGCATTATTCTCTTTGTCTTTTCCTTCTCTGAAAAGCAGTCAACCATAACTGTTCAACTACGTCTAGTTGCGCCCGTATGGATTTTTTGTAGATGCAACCCTCCTACCATCTACAGGGCATCCTTCTCAATTACGGCACGATGTCTGCTGTGTGCGCTTCACCCTCCCCTAGGGAGGCTAGTAAGCAAACTCGTGGAATTGAACCTTATTGCCGTTCCTATTTCTCAACCTTACATATATATTATATCGTAAAATCTAAGAAAATTCAAATTTCTTCAAACATAGTTTCTGGATTTTCAAGTATTGCCAAATGACCTTTTATCATAGAAATTGGGTCATCATACCACTTGACCATTACATCCATCATAGCATAGCCTTCTGGATTAGCAAAACATACAAGAGTTTCCCAATCTCCTTCCTCTTCATCTGTTCTACTGTCTCCAATATAACAGCTATCTATTACAAAAAGCACTCCATTATAAATAAAGAAGTTTGTTAGCTTTGTCCTTTCCTCGTTAAATGACTCCACATCATTACTAATGATAAATGCATTCTCTTCAATGCCATCTATTGGTTCTGGTGAATAGAGAGAAGAGAGGTCTGGGTCTATACTAAAGTCGCCTGAGATATCTGCTTCGTTCTCCCAATGATGCGCCCCATCCTCAAAAAAGTCTTCGCTATCTTTCTTATCATTCATTGTAATCCTTGCCTCGATGTTTAGGAACACGGCGATATGAGCCTTTGCCTTTTTTAGTGCTAGGCGCGCCGCCTCTACTTCTCATATGAAGGAGGCCCTCAAGTTCTTCCTTACTCATTTTCTTTTCAGTTTTGCACATTAGGAACCCTCCTTTTAGTCCAAAAGGCGCGAAGCTATTCAACCTATCATTCAATAAATCTATGGTTCCGCGCCTGGTAGTCAATTAGAAATTACCTAGAAGTTCTTTGACTTTCTTCTCAGCCTTCAGCTTCTCTTCGATAGCATCATCTTCATATGCTACCATATTAGCATACTTATGCATTGCTCGATAATAAATATCGGCAGCTTCGTTTCGCTTCTGATTTGCTCGACGAAGTCTCTTCTCTGCAACCTTCTCGTTGCAACGTGCAGCAGCAAGTTCCTTGCCCTTCTCAAGATCAAACTTATCATTAGGATGGCAAATAGCCTTTCCAAAAATATTCTGACCTGCATACGTAGAAACAGCCTTCACAACCATTGCGCCGTCTGCACGCCGATAGGTATAATAGTGATACTTCTCAAGAGGATAATTCATTTGATTACGTCCTTTACTTATAAATTTTTTAGTCAATAATATCAATTTCGGAAAGATATTTCCATTTATAACCGCCACTAGTTTGTCTCTTTCCATTACAAACCTAGCCAATATGCGAAATTTTATTTTGCTTTTCTGCTTCATAAATTGAAGAATAAGTTTCTAAAATTTCATTAGTTGTTTTATCAATTTTTGCCACCGGTTTCGATGGAGTGGGAGGCTATTTTATTTTTTTCTCTTTTTTAGAGATATAATCAGCAGAATGATAGGGAATATTATATCTTTTACACCATTTTCTAATTGTATTATCAGATACTCCGAAATGGCGCCCCACCAAGGTAAAATTTCCCTAATTTTGAATAAGAAAACTAAAAAGTTCTTCTTTAGATGGACGAGCAATTTTTCTTTTTAAGATAGAAGCACATTTTCTACATAAACCGCTACCGTTTCTAAAGGAAATGACTTCTCCACAATTAGAACAATATCTTGTTTCTTTGGATAAAGCATTGACTTTACAAATATTAGTTTTATAAATATTGGCTTTACGAATAGGATAATCGATATCATCTTCTCTCCAATAATACCCTGTATTTATTCCACTAATGGTATTCTCACTAACTCCAAATATCTAACCTATTTCAGAATTAGTTTTTCCCTCTATTAGCAACTCTTGTCTAATTAAAGAAACAGTTTCTTTATTCAGAAAAATACCATGTCCAGATGCTCCCTATCCGCCTAAAGTCTAGTTATATCCATTATAATAAGAATCATAGTATTTTATCCAATACTATTCTCTTTCGTCCAACTAAGAACGAAGACATTCTTCAATAACTTCAAAAGAAAAGTTTTCAATTCCATACTTCCGAATAGCCTAGTATAAAGGATAATCTCTTTCACCTTTTTTACAATCGTCCTTATGACGACGCCATCTACTAATTATATCAACTGACTAGCCAATATAAACATGGTGTGTAATTAAATTTTCAATTTTATAAATACCACAAATTGTCATACTACTCCTTAGCTCCAAAAGAAAAAGAAGGAAGAGGGAGCTTCTCTTATCAAACAGTTAATTACTCTGTTCTATCCTTCTTTTATGGCAGCGGCAGTCAGACTCGAACTGACGAAGACATTGTCAGAGCGTTCAAAGCGCCCTCCGTTTGACCACTTCGGTATGCCGCAGTATGTACAAGGCTCTCTAGTTTATAAATGTAAAGTAAAATTTTACATGACTTTTAGTTTCTTCTAAATAGAGTAGCTGGGAGAGCCTTTAGTAAAAGAAAGGGATATATGAAAATCTTACCGGTTATTCAACAAATCAAAACAAGCTATCAAAAAGCTTACTAAAGGTAGAAGTAAAAGGTATCTGTGCAGGCTCATTATAATCTTCATTATAAGACTTGATTTCCTGCATGAGAGACTTATAGGTTTCCTTGATGTGCTTGGCGCGAGCTTCCTTCTCTTCATTCAGCTTAGCCTTGCGCACCTTTTCAGCCTCATGCGCCATCTCGCAAGCAATAGCATCAGCTTCTGTATCAAAGCGCTTGCCACATTCACTACAGATATATACAACTTTAGGCATTAGACTTACCTCCATACATTATTTTTTAGTGGCTGGGAGTGAAAGTGTCGAACTTCCATATTACGGGTCAGAGCCGTATTCACTACCGTTGTGATAACTCCCAATATACAAGACTCTCTTAGAATAGATTATTGCCTTACCAGCTTGGCTATTCAGCTACTTTGCAGCTAAAATTGGAGTCGAACCAATGATACATAATTTTCTTTATGTGTGGCTGTAAGAGTCTTTATTTGGCAGAAGATGTCGGTTATGCTCCGCTACTCTGTCTCCCAAGGACAGTGTGTTACTATTACACTACATCCTCTATATAAAAGGACGGTATTTATATAAGTAGGCCGCCCAATCCTACACTATTCTAAACCTTACTTGAAGAAGAGAGGATACTTACCATCCTCTTTCTTTATCTTACTTCTAAGCTTAGTGGAAGGCTTCCCTGCGCCGCCTTTCGGTTTCTCCTTTACAGGAGGGGGACTATATTTAGGATGATTTGAACAATATCTATTCTTACAAGTATTGATATTATTTCCACAAATCTCCATACAATTGAAATAGCCCATAATTTACTTCCTTTCTCATTTTCTGTATATATTATACTATAGATTTTGGAAACTTCAAATTTTAGTGGAGCTGGATAAGAATTTTGAAATCTTGACCTGCCGCTTACAAGGCGGCTGCTCTGCCTCTGAGCTAATCCAGCTTATTGGCGACCCCGGTGGGCTTTGCTCCCACGACCTTTAGCATACCTTAAATTATAATTTTTCTAATACCTCTTCTGCAAGAAAATCTTTAGCCAAGACACAAGAGCTTAAATTATTTTTAGGAGGCACTGTCCAAATCTTTTTTTCAATTTGACTCCAAATAGGAAATAAATAAAACTTCCCATTTGCTTCTGTCATAAAGAAATCACATTCATCCGAACTATATCCTCTTCTTGAGCCATCGCGTGCTTGTATACAAGTTTTTAATTTGAAACCAGTTTCAATCAAATTAGCGTGTTTGCATTGAATACGATAAAATTTATTATTTACGTCTATAATCAAATCGTATTTAGCATAATTACCAATCGGGACTGAAACATTATATCCTCGTTCAAGAAAAAATATTATACATTTCTATTCTACTATTTGTCCTATTTGAGAAGTATTTAATTCCATTCTATCAATCCTCCTTCTCAAAGAGGTATCGTTATAATTACAAGACAGGCTAATATTCTTCGTTGCTGAACTACGGGGCCATATTTGTTTGCTTGGCGCGCAGCTTCCAAAATTTGGAAGCGCGCCCTTTAGGTAGATATAGATGCTAGATCTAAGTCCTCCCAACTAATCCTTTACGCAGATATACGAGCTTACTTTTACTCCCTCGCAAGGTAGCTAAGCTAAACTGGGCGTTGAAAGACATGCGATGGTAATGTCTCTATCTGCTTCTTGCCCTTCCACCACTTTCCATAAATCGCCGAAATGGAGGTCAGTCCTTTTTTTTGGAACAATTACAATATTTATCGTGCGTATGGCCGCACTAGATGCCTTTCACATCAGATAGTTCCTATCCAGAGAGGTTCTGCGATACTTCATCGCCTCCCATCTTCAATAGCCTGGAAACTAAAGGATGGGGCTGGCACGGGCGATTGGGATTTGAACCCATGATGTGCTTTCGCAACGGCTTTTGGAGAGCCGCCCATTCGACCACTCTGGCACACCCGTATGTAAGTTTGGCGCGCGACCCTATATAAAGGGTTCGCGCACCCTATATCTAATTGGCTACAGTTTGAGGTCTATTCTAACGCCGACCCAACGCCTGTGCCTGCGTAGGCTATATTTGAAGAGGTTTCGCGCCTAATAAGCTTCCTCTTGATTTCAATTTACAAGACGCATTTTTTATGACTAGCAACCAAAAGCAAGTTATTTCTAAAAAGAATTGCTGGGTGCGTCTTAGGTTTACGATTTCTCGTTGGCAGCGGCGCTCAGAGTCGAACTGAGACAACAAAATTTAGAGTTTCGAGTGCTTACCGTTACACCACACCGCATTATGGGTCAAGATACATATATACCTGCTCTACTGTTGAGCTACCGCCCACCTAACTGGTAGGTAAGCAGGACGAGTTGCACGTCATCTGGGGATTACAAGTCCTATTATAAAATTGCTGTATGTATCTTTCAATTCTCGCACTATTTACTACGCCGTGCAAAAGGCGATGGAGCGATAGACGAGACTTGAACTCGCAACAGCCTGCTTGGAAGGCAGGTGCTCTACCAATTGAACTACTACCGCATATGGCAGGAGAGAAAGGATTCGAACCTCTAACCGTCGTGCCCTACGCATTTGAAAAAGAATTGCGGTTTACGCCAACCCTCGACGCATCAAAATAACGCCGCTCTACCATTGAGCTACTCTCCTATAGATTCCCTAAAGCATGGCTCCTCTTTAGGGCAAAATACCAACCACAGCACTAGTTCACTGTAAACCATCCCGCATATTAGGTTCCGGATACCTTTATCGACTTATGCCAGCCGCTAAGAGTTTCAGGCTATCTCCTAACCGAGCTTTTTAGGTAAGCACTAACTAACTCTAACCCTAGTTTCGGGATGGATTTCACTATCAACCCATAAACGTTCGACGTTATCTTACCGCTTTCTTAGGTGGCGCTGCCACATCTCAAACAGCCTATCCCCTCTCCTCCGACCCAAGCCGCACTACACTTCAAAAGGGAAGCTTATTTTGAAGTCGCGCCGCACTCTTACGGAATCGAGCCATGGGTGCAGAGGTGAGAGTTGAACTCACTTGAAGAAGCTTATGAGGCTCCTTGGGTTGCCGAACCGCTCTGCCATTTTACATATTTATTATACTATGAATTTTGAAGAAAGTCAAAATTCAATTCTTGAAAGCTGATAAGTAAAACACCGAAAACCTTATCACTTTGAGGACCTTTTGAATTGAGCGGCCAAACTCGCATCCTTTGGAGTTTCATCCTCAACTTTCTGTATATATTATATCGTAAAATTCAATAAAAATCAAATTTTACTCAATTATCAATTCTTCAAAAATCAAATCTTTAGGAAGAAAATCCTTGCAAATATAAATAGATGCAAAAGCAACACCTTTTGCTATTTTTGTTCTTTCCTCGTCTTGATAAAAATTTATCCTCTTATCAAAAATAAGAGCTTGGCAGTCTTTCAAATATTTGAAACGACCTTGTCCTTGAAGAGTAGGAAGAGGCAAAAGCATTGCATATGGAGATTTCAACTCTGCTAGGCGCGCAAGCACAGCATCCTTACAAGAAAAAGGCGGATTACTTACAATTATATCATAATCCTCTGGCTCATAGAAGAAAAAATTCTTCTCATCATCTATATGAGATGCAATAACTCGATGTCCTGCATTCTCTAAAACAGAAACAAAAGCACTATTTTTCTTATCAAAAGGACACCAAATCAGCTAATCTCTCTCAAAATACTTGAGAAGAGGTTTGACTGCATATTCAGGAGTAAAATATTCATCGCTTGCTTTATTGGTTTTAGCAGTAAGATAACCTTTATTTATCATTATAAAACCAGTCTCACATTTCCAAAGCCTTCAAAGTATAAAATTCATTCAAACTCACGATCTTCAAAGCTTCACTTTTCTAAATCCAGAGCCTAAACCTCTTATCTTCTCCAAGCTTCCTATACCTCTTATTCCAATAATAGCAATTAGCTAATGCTTCTGCCTGATGCATTGGGCAAATATTAGTATTTCGTATACCCCAAACTCCGCCAGCACTCTAGTAATTCCATGCGGCGCACTCTGCGCATCCACTAGCAATTGGACATTCAAAACACTTTACCGTATTTTCTGTCTTACGAGTAATTGCTTTCATGGCGCACAGGGTCTCTTTCGCTTCATCACTCTCATACACACAATCCGTATCACCAATTACTACCGGAGAAGCATCCGCGCCTAGCGAAGTCTTCATATAACGAAGGCAAGGATAAGCCTTACCTTCTGGGTCAAAAGCCAGCATTTCCCCATAGCCACCACAATAGGTTGTAAGATTATTCTTATCTAAAGGACTATAAGTATCTTCTCTAAAGACAGAAACACTTACATCTTCTTCTTCTAAACAAAAATTAGCTAATTCAACTAATTTCTCGAAATAGATTCGCGCCTACTCATACGTCCATTCAGGTTCAAAAGCCGGATTCATATGGATATTCTTTATTCCTAGACTATAAAAGAAACTTACAATTTCATTTACTTTATCTAGGTTGCCGGGCGCAATAGTGCATTTTGTAGAAGTAATTGTATCATAATGAGTTATATAATGCTAAAAAGCACGAAAAGCATTATCAAAGTTCCCACTCCCATCAACATGAACACGACAACTATCGTGGAGGTCTTTTGGCCCATCTAAAGTAATAGAAAAACTTAGATGTGATTGAAATTTTTGGAGAAAAGCCTAAACTTCTGGTTTGAAATACGCATCACCATTAGAAATCATAGACGCGCGCCAGGTATATAACCAGGGATGGTTAGTAGATAAGCATCTATCCATAAAATAAGTACATACATCATTTATTACTTCTATATTGAGAAGTGGTTCTCCACCAATAAAATCCAAAATTATTGCTTTAGTAGATTTATTTATAACAGCATTAGACTTATCTTCTTCATACATTTTGAAGAGTAAATCTACAATGCGCCGTCCTGTCTCTTTGCTCATTCGTGCGGATGTCTTTATACATTCATAACAATAACTACACCTGCATGTGCAATCTTCTGTAACCTAGAATGTAATATTACGAACAGCACCAATATCTCCACCATATAAGCGATAGATAATATCACTATATTCTTCTTCGCGCTTAGGTAAAGTCAATTGCATTCTCCTCAAAAAGAAAAACATAGGTAGAAGTTCCTTTTGGACGATACTTCGCAGTCACTTCCTGCTTAGCTTGTTCTAATTCCCAATTCTTCTCCATTATCACATCGTTATACTTTTTGAGATTTTCCTCTGGTAAACCCTTCTGTGTCATAAGAAATCTCAACACATCCACGCTTGCATTATATTCAAAGAAAAGTCTTTCGACTTTTGCGCTTTCTTCTGGACTTATTGAAACTTTCATACATATCTCCTTTTACTCTTTTGGCGCGATAGCCTACCGCGCCGTCTAAACCTTATGGTGCGCCACCGGGGTAACGATCCCCGCACACCCGCCTTAAAAGGGCGGTGCTCTTCCTCTGAGCTAGTGGCACATATTCGGTGCCTAGATCAGTTTATCGTCACGTCCTAGGCTACGGACCTTATGGTTGAGGGACTATCCGAGTTTTACGGAGTTAGCCGTGGCCTTTAGCTAACCTTTATGGTGAGCCAGACTGGTGTCGATCCAGTTATTCCCGAAGGAAACGGGTTTACAGCCCGCCGCAGTTGCCGATTTGCTACTGGCCCATATGGAGGGTCTGAAGAATTATGATATCTTGACCTTACGATTAACAGTCGTATGCTCTGCCTCTGAGCTACAGACCCATAATGGTGGAAAGAAGACCATACTTTTAGCGTCTATTCATTACTAAAAGCCTAAGCTAACGACGCTTCTCCCCGTTACCGCCGAAAAGTTTTTTCATTCTGTGGCTAGGTGGATAGATACAGACCTACTATCTCTAAACTTTCAAAACCTTGCTGGAAGTGCCAACGAGACTCGAACTCGTATTTACAGCGTGAAAAGCTGTTGACCTCACCTTTAGTCGATGGCACCAACGTTCCCCGTCTTTCCGAGGTGTCAACTATACTTTCATCTAACAGGAGTGAACGTTCAAAACTCGTATAGTGTCCTGTATCTAATAGCCTTAGTTGGATTCAAACCAACGACAAACCCGCAATGGGCTGCTCTATCACCTGAGCTATAAGGCCATATGGCGAGCGCCATTACAGCGCTCTATAAAGGTTCTTCCCAATACTTTGAGGTAGGAACCTAGACTACCTTTTCTACCGGAATCGCGCCTCCTTGGGACAGGCCACGCCGACGTCTCGAACGTCTCCACTATTCTACTTCGTGCACACTCAACATCTACTCTTCAACTACGCCCACAGAAGCTACTTAGAACAAAGCTGTGTATTTGGTTAGTCTACTTAGAAGTTGGTAGAATGGCTTCTCAAAAAATAATCGAAATGTGTTCGACTAGGCACGCAAGACCTAGCCCGTATCTCTAAAGGAATGAAATACTGCTCAATTTTAGCTAGACGTCATAGCATGGCTCATTGCCTGTTCGCCGGAAACTGCCTACTCAATTGAGTTCAACCCACTATCACTGTCCATAAGCTTGACAACTACTTTAGGGATTATGCGCCAACTTTTTTAGAAGAAGGAGTTGGAACCTCCTAATGGTAGGATAGGTGAGGCTCGAACTCACACGTCTCTCGGCACCAGTTTTTGAGACTGGCCTGTTTACCTATTACAGCACTATCCCATATTGGTGGGTAAAGCCAGAATCGAACTGACAAGCCTTGCGGCGATAGCTTCTAAGGCTATTGTGTTTACCTATTTCACCATTTACCCATATAAATAAATAAATACCTAACTGGCAGTGATTGGCCGTGTCAATATGCCATCCCATTACGGGCTACTTTATATACTCGTTACGGCTAGCATACTTACGATTATGCTGGTAATTTCCTTAGGTATTTATATTCTAATTCGTGTGGTTGCCCCTTATCTACCAACGCCTTAGCCTCGCCACAATCATTATAGAGCTTAGCGGGACACGAATTTTTTGGTCCGCGCGGAGAGGGTCGAACTCTCAATCCATTTCGGCACTGGAGCTTAAATCCAGTGTGTATACCAATTCCACCACGCGCGGATGTCTAAAAGCCTAGATGGGTCGGCACTCCCATATCTCCAACTAAAGGCGACGACTGCCCATTCCGTCCTCTAGGCTTTATACATATATTATATACTAAAATCTACTAAAAATCAAATTTCACTCAATACTCTTCAGATAGTCAATCCGCGCCAAGAAATCCTTTTCTTTCTCCTTAGCCACAAATCCATCTATCCTTACAGTCTCTTCAAATGTATTAGAATGCATCATGCAAGAAATTCTAAGTTCTGGAAACTCGTCCCCAAGTCTCTGCACAGTAGCGCAAAAACTATTGAAATGACTTCTACCTCTAAGAGGACTAAATGTATAATGGACTTCAACTTTTTCCTGCATTTTGTATCTCCTTTATCAATTTTTTCTTCAAACTCTCATAAGCGTATTGTTTATTTTCCTGATAGTAAGATAAACCTGCGCGCACTACAGCACCCTCAGCTCCCCACTTTTCTTTCCAATAAGCAACCCGCTCATTTGAGCCTACTTGCTTTATATAACCAGTATTTCTGTCTGGGAAATAGCCTACTACAATCCTTACACACCGCATAGAACTACCTCCTAAGAGTTAGATTTACTTTATAATATAATTCCTCATAAGGAAATTACCGCAAGGAACAAGTTCCTTTTTACCATTCTTCTCCTGCTCAATCTCGCCCGGACAAGTATAGATATTAGTCATAGAATGGGCAATCATCGTTGCACCACACTTATTGCACTTGACTGGCTTAGGACTAGAAACGCGATTCTTAGGCTTTATCTTGAAGGCGCGGCCCAGCTCTTCCATCGTAATAGTTTTCATTAGGTTTGCTCCTTTCTTTGAGGTTCTCCCTCAACCTTACATATATATTATACTATAGAATTTAGAAAAATTCAAATTTTCCTAACTCTAATCCTAGTAGGAAGCCCTAACTGCTTAGGGCTTCTTAGTTTAGTTGATGACTTTACTTGCATCGCAAATACTATCTATCATTTCTCCAATTTTAGCCAGATCACTATCTGTCAGGTTATACCCAATATTCTGCGCGGTAGTCTTCAGAGAATCAAGAACCCACTGCTTCTTTTCCGCGCCCCCAGATATATCCTTTTCAGCCATAGCCATATACTTGATAGCATAACCCATCAGCACAGGCCAATTCTACTCTTTCACTAAATCCTTTATAGTGCGATAAAGTTTCACACCGAGAGGAATAATGATGACCAGACTTGAGAGAACATTGATAATAATGTTTATCCAAGTATCAAAATTCATAACTTCCATCTCCTACTAGTAAGATTACGAATAGATTTCTCTATTCATAATAATTATACTATAAATTTTCCAAAAAATCAAATTTTAGGACTGCGCCTTGAAATTGAAAATTGGATGAAGATAGTCTAAAATAATTGCAGTCGGTTCTATTGCTTCTGCAATTACTTTCCAATCCTTGTAAGCGAAAGGCGCTTCATCTATTGTGTCAATACAAGTATTTGATACAATACCCTCCATAGATTTCTGGAAAGCAGAAAAATCTAGAGTCGCGCGGGCTTGTGCTCGGCTCATAAGGCGCCCCGCGCCATGAGGGGCGGAACAATTCCAATCTTCATTTCCTTTCCCCTTACAGATAAGAGTCCCATCGCGCATATTGAGAGGGAGAAGGAAACTCAAACCTGCACTTGCATCCACTGCGCCCTTACGCAAAATACCCTGATAAACATCTATATAATTATGAGGAGTGTCTATTGATGATATTACGGCTTTATTACAATGAACCATAATTATAGTTGCGATAATCAAACGATTCCATTGCGCCCATAGTGTGCATATATCCATATCATGGAGATAGTCTTTCATTGAGGCGTTGGTTATAAATTCTAGACCAGACGCAGATTTCTTCTCTATTACAGCAAGAGCTTTTTGAATTTGAGTTGGGTCTTTTTCTTTCCAATAGGCTATTATCTTGGCACGTTCCTCATCATACTCATTGGTCAGAGTCTGTTCGGCTAAATTCTGATAATATTGCGCCACCTGAACTCCAAGATTACGGCTGCCAGAATGGATAAGAAGATACTGTACGCCCGAAGAGCTTTCTTCAATCGAGATGAAGTGATTACCACCACCAAGAGTCCCTATTGACCTCTTCAAATAGTCAATATTCTGGAGCTTATCCTTACAGTATAACTGGTCTATATAATTACTTCCAAACCAACTATAAGAAGTACCTAAACGACTAGCTGCCTTATCAATATCCTCTATCTTCTCCCAGACATTTCTGCCAGAAGGAACTCCACCATCCTCAAGCCAGCTCAAAAGTTCCTCAAGTTCTTCCTTAGTAAAATGATTATAAGAAGGTACTTCAAAAGCACTAACACCACATCCAATATCTACGCCAACAAGATTAGGACAAACCCTATTTCTTACTTGCATAGTCGTGCCAATAACACACCCCTTGCCAGCATGTGCATCAGGCATTATACGAATATGAGCATTTTTTCCTATTGGAGAACTTGCCATTTTTTCAATTTGAGTGCGTGCCTCGTCTTCTAATATTGAAGCATATATCTTATAATTCATTTCTATCAACTCACTTTCTATATATATTATATAATAAAAAGGAGAGAAAATCAAATTTTCTCTCCTCTATCCTCATAATATAAGACTTCCTTATTGTGCGCGAGGGCATAGGCAATTTCACTCTTGGTACTTTCTCCAATATATCCGTCTTTATTTATAACATATATGATATCACTCATATCTATCTTTTTCTTATGTAAGGCATCTAAATTTTCTTTTACTGTCTCACTTATAGGTATGGCGCCTTCTTGATGGCCGAAATAACCCGGAAGCATCACGATATTACCTGCGAGTGTCAAGTTTTCTAAAGCAGCAAAAAATTCATCCTTATAACGAGTAGAACCACAAAGAGTTATAACCTTTTCTTTTCGTTTTTCCTTTTTAGGCGGCAAGCCTATAGAAGAGCTACTTTCTTTAGGTAGGCGCGCCTCATAAGCCGTTCGAGCCATCTTATACTCGTCAGACATTTGCTCTTCTATACCAGCATAAACTCTTTCTAACTCGTTATAGCCAAATTCTGTTAGCTTTATATCTGTACATCCGCATGTCTTGCAAGGCTCGATATCTTTAGCTTTCCAACACCATGCACCATCAGGCGACTGATAAGCGCAAAAAATTTCTTCTTCTTTACTCATATATTCCAAACAGTATTATAAACTTTTGTAAGTTGAACAACTTCACACTCATCAATGACTTCGCCCTTAGCTGTCTTTTCCTTGTGGGCGTAAGAAGCTTTAGTGAGATCATATCCTTCTTTCGGCCCAGCTTCGCGCGAAGTCTTTATGAAGGCTTCAGCTTCTTCCTGATTTTCAACTCTCCACTTCTCGGTTATTTCAAGTCTCAGCATCGCAATCTTCCTCCTTATTCAAAATATGTATAGTTATCCCACTGTCTCCAATAAAAATATTGAGTATTGATGGTTTATCTAATGTAGGACGCGCAAGGGCTAGTTCATTACTTATAAAAGTGCCCACTCTTTTCAGAGCTTCCTGGTAAGTCATTTACTTTTCTCCTTCAAAATCAAATTGAATATAATTCCCAACACAACTGCAAGCGCAGTCCCGGTAAGAGTAAAATCTCCTCCACCTAATACTATTCCGCTGAGTCCAGTAGATAGAACAATGCCGCTAAGAAGTAAATTTTTATTATTAGTAAAATCAACTTGCTGAAGTTGTTTTATACCACTATTAGCAATATATGAATAGAGGATAATCGCTGTTCCTCCCCCAATTACACAAGAAGGAATTGAAGTAATAAATGCCTGCACTGGCCCAATAAAGCCCAGTAATACCATAATGAGCGCGCAGCCGATTGAAGTAAAAATGCTGGCACATCTACTAAAACCAATAGCGGCGATTCCCTCGCCGTATGAAGTAGCCCCAAGGCCACCGACAGAAGAACACACAATATTAGCAACGCCTTCGCCAAGTAAAATTCTAGGAATACCAGGCGCGCGATACAAATCAACACCAACAATTCCACTAAGGGCTGCATGGTCAGAAAGGATCTCACACATACAACTAAGACTAAAAGCAATATAAGTTATAATAATAGGTACAATAGCAAAATTGATTGATTCCCATTTACTAAAGGCAAATTCTGGCAACTGGAAAAATTTGACATTTGAAAATACACTAAAATCAACAAGACCAAATGGAATTGAAACTATATAACCAGCCAATATGCCAATTAGAAAAGGAAATAGAGAAAGTGTCCCTTTACAATAATGGCTTATTAGTGCAATAACTAATACAGTAAATAGTGCAATACCTAAGTGAAGCTGACCTTCTCCTATGTAGGAGGAAATAAATGACATAAGAGCAATACCAATAACTACAGTTACAGAGCCTATAAGAACTTTAGGTAATATCTTATATATAGCTTCAACGCTAGTCTTAGAAAAAATCAAAGCAAAAATTGCATATGTAGCAAAAGATACTAAACCTCCAATTGCTACTGCTGTATATCCACCTATAGCTAGCGCACCAAGCACTGGAGCTACATAGGCCCCGCTATTGCTTATTATCATAGGCGACTGGAATTTGGTTATACATGCATATACTAAAGTAGATAGGCCCGCGCCAACAAGTGCCGCAGAAACATTTACACCACATACATTAGCAATTAGAACTGTTGCCGTAAAGCAACTCAACATCAATTGTAAGGAAAACAAGAGAAGTTTTCCAAAAGGTGGCTTATCGCCTATCCCATAAATCATTCTACATCCTCCTGAAAATCAACTTCACAAAACATTCTATGTATTTTTCCGTCTAATCCTATTACTACAAAAGCACATTCTTTAGTTGCTTCATCATAATAACGAAAAAGATTGTGGGTAATTCTATCCCAATGATACTTCTGGCCTTGAGGACGTGCTACACTCGTCCAAGCATTGAAAGAACTAACTAGCTGTTTATTAGTCATTCTTATACAGTTCCTCCAAACGCTTCATAATATTTTCAAAACTCTCAAAATCCCCTGTTTCAGAAGTATAAAGTATCATACCATAAAGAAGCTGATTGATAGAAAAACTTCTACGCCAATCCTTCTCATTCAAATGGTTAGTTCTAATATCAAAATAATGGAAGAAATTTTTCTTATCATTTATACGAAGCAATTCATCATAAATACGAGTAAGAGTCTGTTCATCATCTTCTCCATTGACTTTAGACTCTTGGTAAAGAGAAAGAAACTTTTCAGCCATCCACTTCCATCCAAACAAGCATCCTGTTTCGCACATTGAACCAATAGCACTTTGCTCAGGACACATCACAACAAAATCACTATTCCAAAGTCTTTCAATATCAGCTTCAGTAATCTTCTCTGCTAGATGGTTATTCTCTTCCTCAGTCATATTAGATTTATCATTGATAGATTTATTTTGAACCGGCGAATATACCTCAACAGGCAACCCCATTTCCAAAAACTTATCATACTCATATTGACGCGCGAGATTACTCCCAAAACTCATAATATCGCCGCCCAAATATCCAAGTGGCTTACTCATGCTTCTTTTCCTCCATATTCTTCACAAGAAAATCATACAAATCTTTGACTGAACCAAGTGGTATATCTACGTCATCAATTGTCACAGTCCCAGGCCGCCACTTCACACCAAACTCCAACTCATAAAGCCAATAGCCAATCCAGTCTTCATCGTCCTCAAAGATGTCTCTCAATATATCAATAGGCAAACTATCATCGGGAATAAAGCCCATCATACAATCTTCAAAATAATCTTCTGTTGCATTAGCCCATCTTTCAAATTTATCTCTACCAAGTCTATATCTATCTATAAACTCTGCGAAACGTTCAAAAGTCATTTCCATACTCCTTTCCTTTATTTACCTGGCGCGGACACCTATTGCGCCATCTATCTATATCTGACTCCTAAACCTAAAAAGAAAGGGAGGTTATATACCTCCCTCTCTCCATTACCTCAAACCTTATTCAGCGTCCTTCTTAGCCTTCTTCTCTGCTCTCTCAGCGGCCTTACGTGCCTTTTCCTCTGCTCGTGCCGCAGCTTCCTGCGCACGGACAGCATTCTTTGCCTGCTGCTCTGCATACTCCTCAATATACCCATCAACCTTAGACGGGTCGCAGATAGAAATTGAGACCTTGGCATAATAGCCAGTATTATCCCCAGTAAGAGCAATAAGACTACCGCCCTTTACAGGCTGGTTAGTAATACCTTCCTTTTCCAGTGCGCCAAGAACCATCTCATACAGTCCCTTACGAGTCTCAATAGCCTGAACAGTGCTCATCTTTTCCATTTTTCATTACTCCTTTTACTCAAAAAATTACATTTTATTTGATAAGAGCTTTTCTCTTATTCTACTAATATTATATCAAAAAATTCTTATAAAATCAAATTTTACTTATTCTTTTTCTCCATAGCCATCATAGCCATCATAAGACCAAGATTAGAATTGTCTCCACCCAGCATCATAAGCATCATAGGATTAGACATATCCATTTTACCGCTCATCATCATAAGTGGAAGCAGATTGTCCTTCTTTCCATCCTTCATCGCCATTACAAAAGGCAACATGCCAAAAGGATTATCTGTCGTTGCGCCAAAGCCTTCCGCACCTTCAAAGCTTTCAATTGGGCACATAAGCTTAGTGTAGTAGTCAAAACCAAACATATTTTTGGTAGGGAGAACCTGCACAACTTCCTGCTCATTTATCTTCTCAACAGATATGTAATTATCTTCCTCAACAATACACTCTACACGTGCCCACTTGCCCTTATGGAGAATGAAGTCTCCTTCTTTTATGGAAGTTTTGGCAACAGGCATCATATAACAAATATAGCCTACATCAATAAGCATATCACTTACATCAACCCACTCGCCTTCATGGCGCGCAAGCCATCTGTCTCCACCGTTGAAGGCAGGACCATATATAGAGAACCTTACATCGGTCGCAGGACCAAACTTGAAATCTTTTGCCATATTTTCAAACATATTTTTACCCTCTTTCTTTTCATTATTTCCAGCCAATTTAGCAGTATTCAAACCAATTCCAACTGCTGGAATTGTATTGACACCCGTAATTGAAGTGCCATAGGTATAACCATAATTGATATTATCTTTAGGCAAAGAAGTGAGATCTGACCATCCATAATTATTAGTAGTAATTCTATCACACATAGTAAGCTCAGGCATACTATTTGCTTGAGTATAGAGATTACATGAATTAGATATTTTATCTCCATTTACTAATACTTCTGTTGCCGTTTCTATTCCATTTATTTTCATCTTATCACTAGTGGGTATCTCTTTAGGCATCGCACCTTCATTTATAAGGTTTCTAAGAATCTGTGGCCCATTGACAAATCCATCATCGCTAAGATGCTTGGCTTCGATATAAAAAGGATCCCCATACCAGTCATATTTTCCAGGCTTCCACCCTATAATTTCCCGATAAGTTGAACTTTTCTCTAGATTTATAGATTGCCAAGCTATGTCCTCTACTAGATATCTTTGAATGATGATACATTCGCCATCCCTATAATTATAGCCTTTATTATTTACTATCTTTATGGGCACTTCTGAAACAGTTGTGCTTCCACCACGGCTATATGCCTCTTTGAGAATTTGAAGCATCAATTCTTCGCCAATAAGATAATGATAATCTTTCTTCCCAATTGAGGGAAAGCCACTTTCGGAAGAAAAACTAAGAAATCTTACCTTTACAATATAACCTCTTTCGCCGTTCACCCACTCACTCCTTTCATATAAGGTTCAATATCATATCCTTGCTTTTCCATAACAGCAAGACTCTTATACATCATTCTACCATTCTTTCCTTTTGCCTTCCCAACCAAATTATACTCAGCCAGAGTTCCCAGCATCTTAGCCATTTTCTGAGGAGTAATACCCTGAAGGCAAATATCTCTTTCCTGTATTTCGGGGATTGAAAGAGCCTCTTCCGCACCTGCTAGTATAATTGCAATGCGTCCCTGCCACTCATTAGTCTGGTCTTTTGAATATGCTGATTTACGATATCCCATCTGTATATCCCCTTTCTCATTTTCTACATATAGTATATCATAAATTTCCCTAAAATTCAAATTCTAGGCGCGCTGGCCTTTTGAAAAGGTGCGAACCTGTATGGCCCGCGCCTTATAATCAATTACACAATAACTCTATCATACATCTCACTATTGAGTATCTTGACCATACTCTCATAAGGCTTCTCGTCAAGAGTCATCAGAATGTCCTTAAAAGAAGAAGCACTAAATCCACTTACAAACTTAGCATAGGGATTAGTTGCATTTGCATGATAAGTTGAATTTCTAGCCTCTACATTCCAGAACACAACTCTCATAGGTTCATACCCTGCGTTGGCAAACCTCTGATTCATTTCGCTCAAAAAGTCAAGCCCATAACCTCTGCAATAGCTATCAATCTCCATATCGCTAATAACAATAAGAGCCTTGGGCATGTCTTCTGGCGCAACCTTATTTATCTTAGCAGTATTGAGTATAGTCATAAATGCACGTTCAAGATTAGTAGAAAAACCTATCTCAGTCTTCATAACAGCATTTATCTTAGTTGCTAAGTTCCAAGTAGAATTTAGCTCTATGAAAGAAGGATCACTGCTAAAGCTCATATACTTATTCTTATAAACCCCATGATTACGCTCTGCAAAATAAGTAGCAAGACCAATGCTTGCGCTCATAGGCTCCATATTATTTATCATCATAGAACCACTCACATCAGCCATTACCAATACATTATTCTCGCCCTCAATATAGTTAGGAAGAGTCTTCCACTGAGCTTCAAGAATTGTATCTACAGAGGTAATAGTTCCATAGTCAAAATAAGAAGAACGTATCTGTTTATTCAAATAATCCTTCACAATATCCATAGGATACATTACAGTAGATTTGATATCCTTACTAGATATAGTTCCATCTTCCATCTTCTTTTCAAGAGACATCTTATAACTAGTAAATCTCTCTTCATCATTCTTCGCAAAAGCCTTACGATATCTCTTCATAGCATAAGAAGGAACTTCACTATATACAATCTTCTTCCATTCCTTCTTACTCATGCGTCTCTCACACACATTGAGATAATTACGGAACTTAGAGAGAGCTTTACGATATTCCTTTTCGCTGATTCCAAGCTCACGCGCAGTCTTACGTCCAAGAGCGCAACTCTCCTCGCTACTAGTATTGACACTCTTGAGCCACTTCGCCATTATAGAAATAGGCTTCTTCTGCTGGAAATTAGCTACATCTTCCAGCCACTGCGCGCGGACAAGATTCCACATTTCCTTCTCACAAGGAGTTGCAACAAGAGTATAAAGATCATCCCAACGGCCAAAGAACACAATATTATCAAGGTTCTTCTTTATAATAGAAGGATGATTAGTTGCCATCCAACGAAGAATTATACGAAAAGTGCGTCTTTCACCACACCCACCTCTGCAATTTCTGGCATAAAACAACATCTTAGTAGCCAGCGCCTTATCTTCAGCATAGGCCGCTCTAAACATAGAAATGATGTCATCTTCATTCCTACTCCTCATAGCACCAATTACAGCAAAAAGGTCAAGAAGAGAACTAGAAGTTGTAGTGCGCGCAACCGCACCATTTTCAGTCTTACCCCAGTTAGTGGAATACATACTATTTCCCATAGCATCAGCAAAATTCATTATACAAGTCTCCTTTTCAAATAAATTGAAAAGACAAGGCGCACACAAGCGTTGCAAGCTATAATAATTGCTGAAGGCGCCTTACCTTTATTCTATATATATTATACCAAAGGCAAAAGAAAAAAGCAAATTTTCACTTCTACTGCAAAAATTTGCTTTTCACTTCATTTTATGATATTATATATACAATAAGAGATTTTCATTCATGTAGCTCATTACGGGCTGTTTTTATAATTAGGAGTGATGATATGAATGAAAATAATATAATATAGTGCGTAAGAAAGGACTTATAGATTCCTGCTTATTTCAAAGGATACAGATTATTCTTTGAGACAATTGAAATCTTTCTCACAATTCCTGAGACATATATAGTAAAAGATGTATATTATACTCTTGGTAAAAAGTATAATCTATCAATAAGTCAGGTTGAGAATAGATTACACAACATTGTCAAGTATCTTTGGAAAAATAGGGACTTGTCGCGCTATGAAATACCACAGGATGGAGCTTGCCCGTCTAACAAATATTTCTTCCTGTAGATAATCTCTTATTACTTAGAGCCAGAGGCATAAGCCCCTGGCTCTTTTTTACATTTCATACCAAACTTTATCATTACCCATCACATAGGTTTTCTTTGTAGTAATGATATAAACTCGGTCGCCAAACTATGCTTCGGTAATTCCAGCCTTATCGCCATCTTCCATTGCATAGAAGAGAGCGTTGGCCGTATCCCAAACATTCCAAGCATTTACTCTTATATAATTCATTAGAACCTCCAACGGAATATCTATTCCTATATATAAGTAGATGAAAAAACTTGACAACTTTGGAATTTTGCTGTATAATCCCGCGTATGCGCCCGCGCGTTATTATAATAGTAGGCGCGCCTAGGATTTGACTTTTAGAAATTCCTATGGTATAATAAAAGAAAAAAGGAGGTAAAGAAATTGCCAACAAATCAGAATATATATGATAATTTCCTTGGTATGTGTATGGTTGAAATGCGCAAACGGTACGGAGAAAAACAGAACGTAATTCTTGCAATGCCACTTAGTCATAAGAAAGTGAGCGACAAGATGCTTCTAAAAATTATGGCTTATGCAGGGGTTTTGGGCTACCAGATCTATATAAGAGCAAACTTCTTCAAGTATCTTTGGCTCAAGCTTCATACCAAGACAACTCTTCACAGACTCACTCGAAGAACAAAGCTTGAGGATGGGATAACAGTTGAAGAATGCGATGCACTTGAATGGTTTGATCGTCCGGCGCGCGCCCTCAATCTTCCCATCACAATCGTGGAGGAAACTTATAATGCCTACTATAATTGAATATTATACTGATGGAGCTTGTAGTCCTAATCCAGGTGTAGGTGGTTATGCTTGGATTAGAGTTGAAGAAAATGCTGTAATGAATAGTGGAGGAGGACATTCCCCCAAATCTACTAATCAGATAATGGAGTTGAAAGCCATTCGGGGAGCCTGTGATGAAGCAGAAAGGAACGGATTTATAAAACCTTTTTCTTCAATCCATATCTATACTGATAGCGCATATGCCTATAATTGTTGGAAGCAGCAATGGTATCACGCCTGGCAGAGTAATGGGTGGAGAAATAGTAAGAAAGAGCCAGTTGCTAATAGAGACTTATGGGAACAGCTAATTCCTTTCTTTGAGAACCCAGCTATTACTTTTCATAAAGTATCTGGACATACGGGTAATTACTATAATGAAATGGTAGATGATTTAGCTGTATGGTATAGAAAGGGAATGAGAGGCTACAGGGGTGAATGCCCTTGCTAAACATTATAATACCTGTTTATAAGGCGCGGGACACCCTACCAGATACACTCAATTCTCTAATGGCGCAGACCCGCCACAACTTTATAACTACAATCGTAAATGATTGTGATGGGATTGATTATAGTGATATAATCGAGAAGTATAGGAAATTCCTTACTATAAAGTATATAGTGAGAGAGGAAAATGGTGGGCCAGGGCTTGCTTGTCAAACTGGACTGGACGAAAATTATAAGTCAGTTCCAATGTGTGATTATGTAATGTTTGTTGATGCAGATGATATGTTGCTGCCCCGCGCAGTAGATTTGCTGTATACAGAAGCAAAGAAAAATTTTGCTGATATTGTGTCGGGAGAAATACTTTGCGAAAAGGAAGGCCAAGAAGCCTTTGTTATCCATAAAGATAAATATCTCACATGGAGGCATAGCAAGGTATATAGGGCGCGCTACCTTCAAGAAATCGGGCTTAGGTTTCCTCCTGAGCCTCGCGTGAATGAAGATAGCTATTTCAATCTCGTAGCCCACCTACTTACAGAAAAGAAGTATGGAATTGAAGAACCCCTCTATCTTTGGAGACGAAATCTTTCTTCGATAACTCGAAGTGAAGAAGGTTTTCATATAACCCATAATTTTGAGTATCTCCAAGCCCAAGTAATGGGTGCGCGCCGGATACTCAAATCAGAATATAGATATAAGCTTGGGCCAACTTTTTTCAATATATATAAGGCTTATGAACTTGAGTTTTTATTCCATAGAGAAGAACTCGAAAGATCAAATAAGCTTGTGAATGAATTGTTTGTAATGCCTGAAACTTTCAAAATCTTCAAAGATGCTCGTTTTATGTATAATTTAGCCGAGTTCTGTAAACAGACAGAATTTACAGATGGGAAGCTAATTTTCTATCCTCACAGCTTCAATAGTTGGTGCGGATTTTTTGGACTAAATATAAGTGATATAAAGGAAAGTGAAGTAATAATATGAAGTATGAAGTTGTTGTTTTGAACTCTAAAGGCGGTGCGGGAAAGGACACTTTCTTCGGATATTGTGAAAGTATTCTTGGAAATTGTGCCAAACATATTTCAACTGTTGATTGCGTAAAAGAAGTCGCAGAAGAGCTTGGTTGGGATGGGACTAAAACAATGGAAAATAGGCGCAGACTTTCCATGCTGAAGGATATGATGACAGCTTGGGGCGATATTCCTTTTCAGGATATATCTACTCAGATTAGTAATATAAAATATACGTGGATGAATGGAAAAGAAGATTTTGGCATAATCTTTGTTGATTGCCGCGAACCCCATGAGATTGAACGGCTTGTTGAAAAGCTTGGCGCGAAGACACTTCTCATTACAAGAGACAATCTTCCTACCACATATGGCAACCATGCAGATGATGGGGTGTTTGATTACACCTATGATTATATAGTTGAAAATAACGGTAGTTTGACAGAATTGCGAGATAGTGCACGAGCTATAATAGACGCAATAAGAGCAGAGGAATAAATCCTCTGCTCTTTTTTATTATGGTAGAATTATAACCTAAATATCAATCGCCGCGGTCGGAGTTGTCTTACAAGTAAAAGTCAATGAGTTAGTTGCTTGCGCACTACAACTAACGCCAAATAGATTCCAGTTTGTCTCGGAAGCCGCTGTTGGGCTTACAATTATATTATTACTTGTAGTTATTCCTTCTACAGTCAAAGATTGAGATTTAGAACTCCAAGAAGCTACAGCTAAAGTACCAGTTTTTGCTTTAGAAGTCCCGCCAATTGCATCAAGAGTTATATCAGAAGAACCGTCGAAACTCGCGTTACCAATCTTTCGAGAAGTCTTGAGTTTTGTGGCTGTATCTGTATTACCAGTCACATCACCAATTACATCTGCATCAAGAGTGTCTGGGAGCGGAAGTACTAGAGAACTAGAACCATCAAATCCCATAGCATTTCCAGTATAATCCCCAGAAGCTAGCATTATTGAAGCTGATTTAGCAAGCTTATTCGCCGATAATGCTAGAGTAGCTTTATTGACTGGCACATCATTAGTTGTATCAGTTAGCTCTCTAATCTCTGTCGGTACAACAACAGCTTCACTCACGTAAAGGAAGAAATCTAGTTTTCTTTCCTAACCTGCTGCCGGAAGATTATTGATTGTCTTAGTTGCTGTATCAACAGTATAATCTGTCGCAGGCTATAATAGCTTCCCATCTAAATACACTAACATTTTGCTGCCATATCCGCCAACGTCATATATAGTCTTTGGAACGGGCGCTGAAGTTGCATTAGCTGTAAGAATAGAGCTTTCGCGCACACTACTTATCTAGGTAGGCGCGCTATCTATACCAGTAGCAATTACATAATTAGTTCCATCATATACCATCAAATATATATAACCAGTTCTAATAGTGTCTGCTCCAAGATTAGCAGAACCGACCTAATACCCACGTGCATAGATGGGTTTAGCACCCGTATCATTTACATTCAAAGTCACGCTATTAGCTGTATTGGTACTGTCAAAACTAATGTAAAGAGTAGAACCAGTTTGAAGCTTGAAGGTAGATAAGGTGGCTGTTTTAGCTGCTGTGTCACTAGCTGTGGTGCATCTGCAATAGTTAGTAATATCAGATGTAGCATTGAAATTTATACCATTTATGGCGCGCGGACTATATAATTCCTCTGCTCTATAAGCAGGATAACCTTTAGTTGCATCTTTAGTCGCAGTAATATCTGCCTTTGCCGCGCTTACATCATCTGCATCAAGCACTACTGCACCTGTTTTAGCTTGAGCAGCAGTATTATTAGAACCTCTAACACTAGATACAGCATCAGTATTATCAATCCTGCTCCAACTATTATTATTTATAAGTAGCCAATCGCCTACTTCTAAAGTAATAGGCTTCGCACCAGTCGTACTACATATAAAATAAATACCTTCGGCATTAGACAAAACACCCTTGGATGTGTCGTAAGTAGAAGCAGTAAGCTTCAAACGGTCTTTCGCACCCGCAGACAAAGTAATTATACCAGTAGCTCCATTGACCGAACCACCATACACCATCTAGCCCAAGACACTATCTGGCAAGCAATCAACTGGCAACTTACCAGTAACCTAAGCTCCACTAGCACTAAAGTTTATTTTAGTAATTGGAATTGTTATATCTTGGCTTCCATCAAAACTTTCGCTTCCTTCAGCTAGTCCACCTATGCCTATACAGCGCGCAGTACCTAACTTTTCAGCCTATGACGCATAAATATCCTTCGTCCATTTATAATCATAATTGTCAGAGGAGTTTTTGACAAGCGCATCATTTTCTTCACCGCCAACTAAAGCTTGAAGAATAGTGGATAAGGTAGAACCATCACCAATTGAGATAGTGGTTGTCATTTGACCTGCTTCATAGATATCAGGTGGAACAGTCAAAACATGAGTGCGGTAAATTACTGAGTTATCCATATTGGATACCTAGACAGTAAAATAAAGTTTGCCACGTCTAGAAAGCACACTATAAGGCACAAGACATTTATAATAATCTGGGTACTCAGTGCCGCCATCATTCAATACCATTTCATAGCTATTACCACCACTACCATTTTGGAAGCAGGCAGAACGGAATATTGTTCCAGTTATATTATCTTCCCACTCTTTTATACTAGACTTTAGGAGTAAGAACTAATATACAGTTACGTTATTAGCCACAATTGGCTGTTCAAGGGTGTATTTTAGGTCGTAGTTTTTTTGCTATACGTATATATTATACATTACGAACCCCCTTAGTTATAGAAAATAAAATTGGCGCGGGACGCGTACGTTTTTCAAAGTCCCTAAGCTGTCTCGCGCCTGAAAAATACATTACTTCTTCAACAACATACTCCACGTGTCATTGCCGCAATCGCCATCAGCGTCAAGCCCATTAGCCTTCTAAAAGTCTAAAACTGCATTGGCGCTTGCCTATCCATATTCGCCATCAAGCTCTAGGCCATACCCTCTGCAATTTAGAAGAGCCTAACAAGCATAGACATCTAAACCTTTAGTAAGCTTGCGATTTTTACGATAGATTAGAAGGCGTGGAGGCCACTAGGTTTCAACTATAGGAGATGTATCAGTAGATGTATCCGCGCCCTAATAACGAAGCACACAATCCCAAGGATAGTTATAGTAAGAACGAATATAGAACTCTCTTCCGGTCTAGTCTCCTGACTAGCCACCAGTGGTAGTCCCATACTCATTTATAGATGCTTGGACTATTTGTCCATTTCCGCAATACATAGCTGTATGATGGACATGATTGAGAAGAATGTCTCCACGCGCCAGGCCAGCTCCACTAGCCAAATTCACATTACTAGTAATATCCACAAACCCACACTTAGTAAATATATTATACATATTTCCGGTGTAAGTTGCACCATTAGATTTTACAGGGACACCCGCATTTTCCCAAGCTTGTATAACCGCAGAACTACAGTCATAATTCGGTCCCCATCTATTACTCTAATCATATCCATGGGTGTCATCGCGTGCCCAACTCTCCATCTAGGCTATTGCCTTTTCTACTATACTCATTTCTTCAACCTCCTCGACCTCTTCGCTAAACTCTCCATTAGTAGCCTAATTATAGAAGTCAAGCGCGTAAGTGTAGCGAGTATCAATATTCTTTACATCTGGATTCTCATACTCTTTACAGATGCGAGAAGTTGCTTCGTATAGATTGTCTGTCTCACATAGATACTTCCATAGGCTTGCTTTCCCCTTTAGCTCTCCAATGCAAAACTTCACCTATAGCCATTCTGTTCCAATATTCGTCTCCATTGTCTTAGCATATTGAGCCAACTTATACTTGCGCGCCCAGTAGGTCCATTGGCACAATCCATAACCTACTCCATCATGTGCGAAAGCATTGAGATTTTTTTTCTAATTAGCCCACTCAGTATATTCTTCATTACTCATAGAGGTAAGTCCATACTGAACGATGTTGGAGCGGAGATTACTCTCTGCTTTCATATTACCCAACATCGCACACGCCCCGGCTACAGTCATATCGTGGCTGCGGAGCTGGTCATATATTGTCCTTGCGCCCATCTTCAATCCTCCATTAGTAAATCGCTGACTGTCTGTTCATCATCTATATCACAATTCCACGAAGTTATCGTCATCCCATGCTGCCGTTGCGCCAATGTCGCCTGTCCAGACCTTTTTGACACCATCGTGTATATAATAGGCGTTCTGTATAAGGCTCATGCCCGCTTTCCATACAATGGGATTATCAACTGTGCCGAATGGAATTTCTTGCTCGACATAATCTTTACGCACTGCTATATCATTGACATAAAATATCCGCCAGTCAAAGCCGATTTTATCAGACTGTGTGATTTCTTCTCGAATACCGCCAACATCTTCAACTTGTTTAACAGTTTTACGGTTAGCGTCAATTTCGGCTTTAAGTATTTTTGCATTATCGAGATAACTCATTTATTCGTCACCTCCAACACATCCAATGCAGCTTTCATGTCCTGCTTTTCCTCATCAGTTCCACCTTGCTTAATCTCCGCGATTTTGGCAAGGATCGCATTCTTACGCTCTTCTATCGTCATGATGTTACCCCCAGTGCGGCTTCAATTTCGGTAAGTGCCGCTTCATACTATGTATTCTGTGCTGTTACATATGCCGCTTGTGTCGCGTATGCTTCGCTCAAGTCCTTCCACGGCGCTAACATCTCTCCTATGAATACCTCTCCGTCCTCGCGCGTCCATGTCCCGCCCTCGGGGACGAAGCGGTAGCTCTCTATCCACTCTGGGCACTTGCCGTTGAAGAAGCCTGTCTCTATCTCCCTGCGCCCCTCAGCCGCCGAGACGTGGCACTTAAAATCACCGTCAATATAAATGATCATGTCCTGCCCTCCTACGCCAGTTTTATCTTCGTTACCGTCATGGATACGCTGCTTGCGGTACCGGCGGCAGCCTTGATTCCGACGTAATATGTGCCGGTAAGATTTATATCCAGTGAAAGAGTCTGCGCGTCATTTGTTGTCGGCTGCACTGATGCCACAGGGTCACTCAGGTCAGCGTTAGCCGATACCAGCAGCTTGCAGCGTTCGTTGCCGCCCCAAGAACTGCTGTGAGTCTGCGCGGAGACGGTGGCCTGGATCTTTGTGAAGCCGGTAAGGGAAATCTTGTTTGCAGTGCGGGCATACGCCGTACTGCTTGTCTGGTTCACAGATACAGTAAGCCGATTATTTGTTTTTGTGGCTGCGGCATCACCGCCCGTAGTCACGCACGTCCAGCCGCCTGTCTGCGCGGTGTATTCGTTGCCTGCGTCGTATATCGTGCCGTCCCAATAGACCAGCGTCACCGTCGCGGCCTGCCCCTCAGCTGTGATGCTCACGGCCTTGCTCGCGCTGTCGCTGCCG